TAGACAAATACCTGTATAAACATGGTTGGTCTCATCCAGTAAGCTGCTGGCGTAAGAGAGAACTTACAGTAATCTAAACTCATTACATAGATTAAGTGTAGTAAGACAAAATAAAGATCAAGACGTTGGTCATCCTACTGTCACATAGATGACAGCTTGTTAATGCTTTGTCAGCAGGGAAGCTACACTTATATCTATATTATTAATAATCCTTAGAACCTAAACCATTATGCAAATCAAATCAGAATCCAAGTTACCAAACACTGTATTAACTATAAGGTTAAATACAGCAAAAGAAATGTTTGACTTCCATGAAGTTACACATAGCCACTCAGAGTATGAAACTAAATGGGATGAGTTGAACGAAAAGTTACATGAGTATAAAAGTGTAGATATTCTTTCACATGTATTCATTCAGTATCTACCATTAGATGAGCAACCCAAGAATGGAGACTTGATATGTACAATACATTTGTGGTGTGAGGATTTTGAAAAACTAAGTTATCTTGAGTCAGAGATAACTAAAAGAATATCATCAGTATTAACAGTTACATGGCCTTGGGAAAGGTGTAACTAAAACTAATTGCTAATACCATAACTAGTGGGAATGTCTCAACAATACCAATAAGACCACAGGTTGTGGTTATTAGCTTTATCAATCTTAACCCGTGGCAACGGGAGTGCTGGGTGTCACTTTGTACACCAAGAGGAGTAGTTTGTCAGCTTAACCTCGTATGCGTTAGGGCCAACGTGCCTGTAAGGTTTGACAACCTGAAACCGTGTATTTGACTTGTCTGTGGTATATGTAACAGTCATCGTCAACCGGGTAAACGGTCGTTAAGAGGTAACCAGGCTCTTTATTTTTATTCACCTTAAATACTAAATATTATGTCAAGCAAAATTTCAGAGTTACAAGTACTAAAGTCAGCAGCTGGTTATTACATAGGTCGTACAGAGAATGGTATGCCTTATGATCGTTTATCAGATTACTTCATAAACAAAGTTGATGCTGAATGGGCAATGAGCTTAGATAAATATCAGGATGCCCTTGAGGGTAATTCGTCAAATGGATTAAATAACTATAATGATCCTCACTTAGGAGATATTATATAACAAAACAATTATGAAAAAGAAATTCTGTTACCTTATGCTATTCCTCTTTATAGGAGGACCAATACTTCAATCTTGTGGATCATCTCGTGGATGTAAAAACATGAGAAAATACCGTAAGAAAAGAAGTAAAACTTCATATGCATATCAAAATGCATTAATCATTAATCAATTAAATACTAAACTATCATGAAATATTTATTCAAGTACCTCGTTAAACTAATCTTTGTAGCTGTTATACCTATCGTTATGACAGTGATACTAGTCAATCTATTCTTTACAATGGATTGGTCACCTACTATGATTGCAATTGTTGCTATCTTAACTATACTTACTTATGTTAATGCAATGTTTTACTCTATGCATATGAATAAAACATACTTATTACCCAGAATGAGGATAAGTACAAGACCTGGTATTGGTCTTGACATAGAGAAAGTACTACGTCATTGGGAATTAAGACTCCCTTTATTAACCGTAATTTTTCAAAGAAGAAAATAAAAAGGCTCATATATGGACCACTAACAACACCAGTAATATTATATCTATAATAACACTAGGTGTTAAGGCTGTGTCCTTAATCAAATCATAGACTATCACTGTTACATTTCATACTTGTTTGCAGTGTAGTCTATGATTACAATATAAAATCAATGGCAAAACAATATAACGTACAAGGAGAGATACTTGAGGGTATCTTAGAAAACATATTTAATAAGCTTGCTGTAAGACAGCAAAAGAACTTATCTTCAATAAAAAATATAATATACAGAGAGCTAACAGAAGCTGCTTTAGAGTCTATTGTTCATCTTATGTTAACTGATAAAACCTTCATACCTACTAAGATTGGTGATTATGTAAAAATGATACCACCAAAGTACCATGAGGGTAGTGAATTTGAAATAGATGTTCTACAAGACATGGGTCTATTGGGTACAGGAGATAAGTATAGTGAATATTATGTATATGCACGTGTTATAGATGACACATCTTGGGGCAGTGATCCATATAATCCGTTTCATAGTCACTTAAAAGTTAACTTGATGTATCATGATGAGCACAAAACACTAAAACATTATGAAGCTCAAGTAAGTCCTTTGCATGCAACATATATAAACAAAAGATTTATACCTTTCTTTAAAGAAGAATATCAAACAGAACTAAAATTAGAAGAAAATGGCAAAGATATCAATGCAACTATTGAACTCTGAACATAAATCATGGTTAGAGATGGATAAATCTCTTAAAAAAGTCAAGGGTAAGAATATACCCTTTGGCAAGTATATGCAAGACAAATATGCTTTTCAAGAGAAAGACCTAGACAATGAGCCTGATACCAATATGGCTATGCTCATTATTATTAAAAATCACGTTGAAGAATTCAAATAGATTTGGTATAGTTAAACATACAGTCTGTACAGATCCAGAATTGTCTATTCAAGCTAAAGGTTTATACAGTATTTTATGCTGCTATGCTAATAAGAATAGAATTTGCTGGCCATCTATTAGTACGCTAGCAGATGACTGTGGCTCAAGTCAAACATCTGTCAAAAGATGGATAAAAGAGCTAAAATTACATAAATACATAAAAAGAGTAGGTCATAAACTAACAATATTATAGTGCGTTAGCTATATTTATGCTTTTTATTTTTGAGTTAAGACTAATTACATTCTATATTTCTGACACAGGTTAAGTTATATTATTATCTTTGAAAAACATTTAATAAGATAATGATAATACAACTTCCTAATGGCCGTGTAATAGAATGTTCTCTAGAACAGTACCTCTCTCTCTCAGATGAGGAGTACAATGATCTAAATGGCCTTAGCTCCGCATACACAAAGGAAGTGGTTGATCCATGGTATAATAAGTTTGCAAAAAACACTGGTAAAGCTGAATCAGATGAAGGAACAGAAGATGTTCAAGAGTATGAACCAGCACTAGATGAGATTGAAGCTTATGAAAAACTGGAAGACCCGTATTTTCACTCAGATGATAGTTAATCATCACACACAATTATTTTATTAATCATTTAAATTTTATTAAAAATGCAAAATCAAGTAGAAGTCCTAGCGGATGACATGGGAAATGTTGTGCGCTTAAGTAAGAACAACCCAGAGTATTCTTTCATTAGATTGGGTTACAAAAGTGTATCAATTGGTAAAGGAGGTTGGTTAAGAGAAAAGAATCTTACCACTCTTATCATGGGTACAACAGAGAATCTAACCTCTTATGCTAAAAATTTAGGTAAAACATTACCTGGTAAAATCATAGCAATTGAGTCATTAGAGCCATTCAGTAATACAAATCCAGATAGAGACCTAAAATATGCAGGTGACACTGGTATTATTTGCTGTCAAGACGGACAACCTATTTATAGGAAAACAGAATATACTTATGATCAAGAAGCACAAGATATTCTAGTAGAGCACACCAATGGTGATGCTATCCGTGCTGCTAATTCAGAAGCTTTTGAAGGTAGCAGTAAGTCTACCATTAAAGCAGGAACAACGGCTGAAGCTTTTGGTCTAAAAACAGAAGATACTACTGATGAAGTAGTTGAAGATGATATAGATGAAGTAGAAGACACAGTTGAAGAAGAAGTTTTAGAAGAAGAAGAAACTTTTGAACTGTAATTAAATTGTAATTATGTTGTTATTAAGGCTGGGGTGTAAAAACCTCAGCCTATTTAACGTTCCTTTCTCCAAATCCATAACTAAATTCATAACTAAATAAATTAAACAAGTATGCTATCTAATGAACAAATATCTCAACTCAAACTCAATGAAAAACAAGATCTACTAAGTAAACGTATTGAGCGTTATCAATACTTAGGACTATTGGATGAATATCAATTGCATCCTCCTTCAATTATTAACTCTTTTGAGTATAATAAACTTAATCCATATCAACATTTTTTGTTTAAACGTGTATTACATGGCCTTAATGTTTATAAACCTGAAGAAGTTACTAAACTACACTGGGATAAGAAAAGACGCATTACAAAAGTTTGGAAACGTGGGCAAAGAGAAATCAATGCTTGGAAACAAACTCTTTGTAATAAAAGAATAAATACTTATCTTAGGAGAACATTTCCACACAGCCCTTTAGCTCTGTTTATAGCTGATATTCCAGCTGAGGAAACGTTAGATGATTACAAAAACACAATGACTTTCAAAGACTTAGGTATATCTTATGAAGATATTATACTAAAGTTCATGTCTGTGGGTTTGTTACCTAATAATTTTTTTACTATTAAATCAAATGGGAATTAAAAAAGTCTCAAGCAAAATGTCTAAATTAAATACTGCTTATAGCAAATTGCGTAGGCAGTATTTAACAGACAAACCAGTATGTCATGCAAAGATCCATAAGTGTTCTGTGCAAGCTACTGATGTCCATCATAAACATGGGCGTGGTGTATACTACTTAGATACATCTACATGGCTACCAGTGTGTAGGAATTGTCACATGTGGATAGAAGAAGTAGGTTCTAGGTTCAAATCCTAGTGGGATCACCAGGCCGGATGATGGAATTGGTAGACATGACAGACTTAAAATCTGTTGAACTGGATAGTTCGTGTGGGTTCAAGTCCCACTCCGGCTACCAGGACTCTTAGCTCAGTTGGTTAGAGCAAATCACTCATAATGATTAGGTCATAGGTTCAAGTCCTATAGGGTCCACCTTTAAAAATAATTTTATGAAACAAAATCACAAAGATAGGTTACTTAAGATAGTAGCTTGGACAATTATTTTATCAATAACAATAATATTATGGCAAACAATACTCCTGAGATTATTTCCACTAGAGAAATAGTTCAGTCAGATGCATTAACAATAACAGAACAACATAAAAGATGTGGTTTAGGTATATCAATGGGTGTAGGTAAAACTAGAATAGCAATACAACACCTTCAGAAATATTATGACCCGTTAATCAAAGTGCTAGTAGTAGTTCCAAAGTTATCAGTCAAACAAGCATGGCTTGATGAACTAGATAAAATGAATCTAACAAACTTGATAGATCATATAGACTTTACAACCTATTTGTCACTTAAAAAACAAGAACCTCAAGACTATAGCATATTATATTTAGATGAGTGTCACTCACTTAAGTATTCTCATGAATTATTCTTACATAGATTTTATGGAAGAATATTAGGATTGACAGGCACACCACCAAAAAGCCAGAACACTGAGAAAGGTATGATGGTAAATAAGTATTGTCCAATTAAATTTACATTTACAACGGATGATGCAACTGACTCTAACATCTTAAATGATTACAAGATTGTTATACATGAGTTGGAGTTGTCTAAGTTACCTTCTTTAAAGAAGAAAAACAAGGCAGGTGGATTCTGGTATACATCAGAAAAAAAGGATTATGACTATGTTACCAAAAGGCTAGCAGAAGCTAACACTGAAAAACAAATACAGTTTGGAAGAATTATGCGGATGAGAGCTCTAATGGATTATGCAAGTAAAGAGAGCTATGTTAAAGGTATACTCGGTAATGTCAGTACTAAATGTATTGTATTTGCTAATACCCAAAAACAAGCAGACAGAATATGCAAGCATAGTTATCATTCTAAAAATCCTAAGTCAGAGGAGAACCTTGAGTTATTCTCTGATAATAGGATAGATAAATTATCTTGTGTATTACAATTATCAGAAGGTGTTACTATACCAAATTTAAAAGCTGGTATTATTATGCATGCATATGGTAATGAAAGAAAAACAGCACAAAGAATAGGAAGATTACTCAGATTAAATCCAACTGAGACAGCTACATGTCACATACTTATGTACAAAGGTACACAAGATGAGAAATGGGTAGGTGATGCAGTTAAAGGATTTGATCAAACAAAAATTACTTATTATAACCCACTAAAAAAATAACATTATGGGAAGAATGAAAGAGCTCTTTATAGAGCAACAAGAAGAGCTAGAATATCGTGGTGCACATGATGCAATGATACATAGCTACGCAAGAAAAGCAATAGAAGAATATATAGAAGAAGGTGATACACCTTGTCCTAACTGCAACATGCCAGCTTTATTACGTAATGAATCAAATGCCAAGTGCACTGAGTGTGCTCAAGAGTTTGTTTATGTTGATGGAGGAGCACTAAGATTTTTGTGATATGGAATTTATAACAAACACAGGAGAAACAGTAGAAGTAGAATATACTTATGATCCAGGTGAACCAGACCAATGGTATGATTCCAACGGAGATCCAGGTACACCGGGTTATGGACCATCAGCAGATATAAAGCATGTTTGGTATACTAACACGGATGCTAATGGTAATCAAGTTACCATAGACGTACAACATTTATTAGAAGAAGATATAGAAGAAAAAATATTAGAACATCATGAGCAATAAACAAGAAACCAAAACTATAGGAGGAGTAACATACATATTAGATAATGACAAATGGGTCAGTGTCTATGGAATGGATTTAGATCCACATGATCCCAACTATTTATTATTCACACCAATAAAAAGAAAACCAGATGAAAAAGACTAATCAAAATATATTAATTTATTCCTCTGCTATAAAAGCATTATCACATTTAGATAAGGTTGACATACACCCAGGAACTAGTCAAAGAAATTTAGATGCAGCATATCAAAGATTAGAAGATATAAGAGATATCTCTTTGATTGTTGTAGATCAAAACATTGATGAAAAAATGGAAAAAAAGAAAGCTCAAAAAACTCTTGATGAGCTAAGGCTTACTCAGGGTAAAAGAAGACAGCAGGTAATAGATACTGAGCTAGCTGCAATTGGATCTGTTTGCGTTTGTATATTATTTATTATTTTATTAGCAATATTCAAATGAAAGATAATTTATATATAAAAGCATCTGTTAAAGATGGTCAACTACATTTTCCTATTAAAGCAATGGGTACTAAGTATAGAAAATTCTTTGAACAACTTGAAGAAGGATCTAAACTAGAGATATTTGTTGGTGTAAGTGGTGCCAAGGGTAGTAACCCTCAACTAGCACGCTTGCATGCAATGATTAGAGAAATAGCACAAGAAATTGGTTACACCTTTGAAGAAGCCAAAATACAAGTGAAAAGATCTTCAGGCTTATGCTTTGTAAAAGATAAACAAGAGTATTGTAAATCCTTTGGGGACTGTGATAAAGATGAATTGAATTTAGCAATACAATCTTGTATTGAGATAGGTGACTTTAATGGGATGCAGTTAAGATAATTCTTTATCTTCTTCATCCTCATTAAGTGCATCTTTTAAATCAACAAATTGATTGCCAAGATCTTTTAGTTTATTTAATAGATCTCCATCTAATGAACCTTGTGCTAACTGATCTTGTGCAGCTTTCATTAAGTCTTCATTAACTTCAACTTCACCTTTAATTGTCAAACCTTGTTTTTCAGCTTCATATCTTAAATAGTTTATTAAGCCAAAGAGAACATATAAGTTTTGTTCAAAAGGATCTAACTGTAATTGAGGCATTGGGTCTGCACCTTTAGGATCATATGCCATAATTAAATCAAACTTTTTCATAGCATCAGGTATTTTAACCTGGTCTTCTTCGCTTGCATCTAACATAAATTTAGAAGCAATAGTTTGAAGTCCTCCAATAAATGAAGGGTTAATCTCAATGCCAACTATGTTTTTTGTAAAATCATAGGTGACCATTTCTTGTTTGATAGTTTTATCTGACATAATAAAAAGTTTTAACAAATATACTATAAATTAATAAAAAAAATGGAAATAGATATAAATATCTTAAGAGATAATTTAAACAGCAAACTTAAAGATAGTGGCTGGGACCGCATGCTTGCACCATATGTAAATGGTTTAAGCTTTGATCATATAATGAACACACTAGTTGAAAGTGTAGAAAACGGTAAACGTTTTACACCAAGATTTAAAGATGTGTTTAATGGATTTTATGAATGCCCGTATAATGATTTAAAAGTTGTTATAGTAGGACAAGATCCATATCCACAATTAGGTGTTGCTGACGGAATTGCATTTAGCTGCAGTAGAAAAGGTAAAGCTGAAAAGTCTTTACAATATATACTAAAGCAAACAATTGGCGGCTTTGAAAAAACAGGCAGAGTTATGTATACACCAGAAGAATGTGATTTAAGACGTTGGTCTAATCAAGGTGTGTTAATGATTAATACAGCATTTACATGTGAGATAAATAAAATTGGTTCTCATTATGGTATATGGAAATCTTTTACAGAGTATGTCTTTGATAATATCAATAGGCACAACCCAAAAACAGTATTTATATTGATGGGTAAGAAGGCTGAAGCATGGCAAACTTTACTTCCAAACTGTAAAATACTAAAGTGTTCTCACCCTGCATCAGCTGCATATAGAGGTGGTGAATGGAACTGTAATGACGTTTTTAACAAGGCTAATCTAGAACTAGAAAAGCAAGGGAAAACTTGCATAGAATGGTAGATTTTATTACCTTTGATAACCTTAAATTATAATATAAATGGCTAATAACCAGGAACTTAAGCGGAAGCAAGATATTGCTGAATTTAAAAAATCTTTTTATAGAACTCATGGAGTAAAATTGTATATTTACACTCCTCTTGAAGAAAATAAAAAAATTCCTTTAGGTATATTTCATGATAGTGCATTAGCTGCATTACATGATCATCACCCTAGGTTTCGTAGAATTAAAAATCTACAACATAGAACTAGATTCAGAGATTATCTTGTATATGTACAAGTTATGTCTTACTTGGCTCACAAGGAAGGACATACTAAAAGCAGTATAGGTAAATTTTTAAAACGCAACCATGCAACCGTTATCAATTCATGTAAAATGATTGAGAATGGATTTTTCAGTAATGAACAAACAGTAATGGATGCTCATAATAACACTTTAAAACACTTAGAAAAATATGTGGGAACTATTTCAGAAGATACTGAAAGCAAACCTGACTCCAAACCAGAGCTTGATCCTATTTGGTATGAAGCAAAAAATCTCCTTACCAGAGGTAGTAGCAAAGGATAGGGAAGTTTTAGTAAGTAAAGGCTTTCTTGAATTAAAAGATGGTCAATATATAATGACAGATAAAGCCAAAGTAATTTGTGCTACTCTAGACAGTTATTTTATCAAAGCTAAGAAAAAGACTGACATCCAACTAATGGGTAAAGACTTTGTAGAAAAGATAAACAGCTATAGAGAAGTATTTCCTGCTAAAAAGTTACCAAGCGGTAAGCCTGCAAGAAATAATGTCAAAGCTTTAGGGGAAGCATTTAGATGGTTCTTTGAAACATATGATCATACATGGGAAGAAATACATAAAGCAACAAGAATGTATGTTAATGAGTACAGAGATGCAGGCTATATGTATATGCAGACAAGTCAGTACTTTATATGTAAGCAAGATAAACACAGAGTAAAGCATTCTACTTTAGCAGATTACTGTGATATGATAGTAGAAGGAGTAAGTACAGAAGATGAACACTTTAAAGAAAGAGTAGTATAATGACATCAGATAAAATAACAAAAGTATTAAATAAGTTAAATCAGGTACTAGAAGATTTTCAAATGCTTAGAGATGGGACATGGGTTCCGGATGAATCCTCATGTGAGGCAAGTATAGAAAATGTTGAGAGTATCATATACACAGTAGAAAATGAGTAAACCAACACCAGCATGGGTGGGCCAATATACAGCCTTCAATGATGCACTAAAATATATGTACGCTAGGTCAACAGGAGATGAAAAATCAATTTACACTCCCTGGCCTAAGTTTAATGATGCAGCCACTGATGGACTAGAATGGAATACCCTTACTGTTATTGGTGGTAGACCTGGCTCAGGTAAAACTCTGATTAAAGATCAGATTATACGTGAGTCTTTTATGCTTAATCCTAATGATGAATTTAGAGTATTAGAATTTCAATTTGAGATGGTGGGTAGAACCTCAGCAATTAGAGAATTCAGTTCTATAACCGGTAAGACATATAAAGAGTTGTGTAGTGCTGGATCTGTATTAAGTACTGACACATTAAACAGTTGTCATCAGTATGCTAAAGAAAGAGTAAAGTATCCTGTAGACATTATATCAACACCATTGACTGTAAATCAAATGCGTGATCAAATTGATCAGTATATGACTAAACATAAAGGTGTAAAAACTATAATTACATTAGATCATACAATGCTTGTAAAGAGAGCGCCTTATCAAAACAATTCATTAGATATGTTATTTGAGCTAGGTGAGTTCTTTACACAATGTAAAAGAGATTATCCTTGTTTATTTATTGCATTATCACAACTCAATAGAAATATTGATAACCCTGATAGAGCAATTGATGGCAAGTATGGTAATTATATTCTTGAGTCTGATATATTTGGATCAGATGCAATGCTTCAACACGCAGATATGCTGATTGGTATTAACCGGCCAGCTAAGCAGAAGATAAGGTTCTATGGACCTGATAGATATATTATAGAAAATGATAGGACGTTGGTATTACATTTCTTAAAAGCAAGAAATGGTGATGCAAGAATGAGTTTTTTCAAAGCAGAATTTGAAAAGATGCAGATTGCAGAAATGCCTACTCCTGGACAACAAGAACGTAGATGATAAGCACTAAAAAATTAAACACAGAAATTATGGGATTAACTCCTGAAGAACGTAAACAAAAAGTAAATAAATTAAAAGAGGAGCATGAAGATTATTTTCAAACAAGTGGTAATCTAAATGCACTGTATATACCAAAGATGGCCTACAGGCCTAAAGGTAAAGATGAATTGCATGTATCATTCTTTCCTAGTGAGCTAGATAAAGATAAAGATATATATACTGAGTTTGTAAGTATTGATTATGATTCTGAAGATCCAAAAAGAACATTATATTTGCACAGAGCAAATCCACACTGGAAATCAGAATATGAATTAGTTACATCTAGCTCAGGATTTCAAAGACATCTTATACCTGTAAGTGAATTAAAAGTTATCAATGATATAACTTCTAGAAATGGTTCTATAATAGAAGAACCTAAATTTGTAGCAGACATAGGTAAAACATTATTTGATCTACCTAATCCTGATGCAGGTACAAGTACAGATCTAGTTGATAAACTTGAAGATATCAATCAAACATTAATAACATTAACTAAAGTAATCAATAAATTAATTAAGTAAACATGGCAAACAGCGTATTAGTAATTGCTGATTCAGGGACAGGAAAGTCTACCTCAATCAGAACATTAGATCCAAAAGAGACTTTCATTATAAACATAGCAAATAAACCTTTACCTTTTAAGGGTTGGAAGAGTAAGTATACTCAGATAACTAAAGACAATCCTAAAGGTAATCTTACCTCAGCTGCTACTGCTCCTGGTATTATTAAGGCAATGCGTCATGTAAATGACAAAATGGGCCACATCAAAACTATTGTAGTTGATGACTGGCAATATATGAGTTCTTTTGAATACTTTGATAGAGCTAATGAGAAAGGATATGAAAAGTTTACTCAGATTGCAGCTAACCTAGCACAAGTTGCTAAGTTACCAAAAGATCTAAGAGAAGACTTGACTATTATTTTCTTGACTCACTCAGAAGATTCAACTGATATAAATGGAAATAGAAAAATTAAAGCTAAAACTGTTGGTAAAATGATTGACAACACTTTAACTTTGGAAGGCCTATTCTCTATTGTTTTATTTGGAAAAGTAAATAAAAATGATGATGGTGAACTTATCTATGGTTTTGAAACTCAAAACAACGGAGAGAACACATGTAAATCACCAATGGGTATGTTTGATGATAAGTTTATTGCCAATGACCTACAATTTGTAACCAGTTGTATTGAAGAATACAACAAATAAATTAATAATTAAAATCAAAAATTATGTTAAGTACTAAAGACATGTCTGCCGGATCAGGTGGAACAAAACCAGTTATTGGAACAGGAAATCAAAAAGTAATGATCAACTCAATTACATTTGATCAAACACCATATGATATGGATGCATACAATATTACATTGCATGTAGAAAGTGAGCCTATTGTAGGTGAATTTAATGGATTCTTAAAGGATGTTAACAATCCTAATGGTGAACGTTATGCAGGCCAGGTAGGTAGAGTTAGATTCTCACCCTATCCATTTAAAGATGCTACATTAAACAATGGTAATGAAATCAGCAGAGATACAGAAGTATTAAAGGCTATGGTTTTCTTATCTGAAGTAGTTGGTAAAAGAGCTGAGCTTGATGCTATTGAAGCAAATACTATTGAAGACTTTATGATTAAGGCTGCAAAAATTTGTTCTCAAACAGGATATGTAAATGCATGTTTGGGTGCACGTGAATGGGAAAACAAAGAAGGTTATGTAAATAATGATTTGTTCCTTCCTAAGAGAAATAGAATGGGTGTACCTCTTGAAGAAGTAGATGCAGAAAATTCTAATCTTATTACATTTGACAAGAATGATACTAATCATTTCCGTCCTATGGTAAAGAAAGAATCTGCACCTGCTAATAACTTTGAACCAGCTCCTACTGCAGGATCTGACTTTGAACTTTAATATCTCCAATTAGAAAGAGTGGGCTCAGTATATTGCTGGGCCCATTTCTTTTTAATATCTTTGATTTTATGTTTAACACTAAAAACATTGTAGGAGAAGGACAAGATGTACCAAGTACTTGGGTATTTCAATATTACTTAGATCTTCCTGAACAGCTTACTGGTCAAGATGTTAAGATTAAATCTATATTTAATCCTAATGAAAGAACACCTAGCTTTTGCATATATGTAGATAAATCTATTATGCAGTATAAGTTCAAAGACTTTTCAACAGGAAAGAGTGGTAATAAAGTAGACCTAATTAAACTTGTATTTAATCTTGAATACCACGGAGCCATGACAAGGATGGTAAGTGACTATAATAAATATGTTAGATCATCAGAATATGTGCAACCAAAGTTTACACCTCAATCAAGATGGAAAATTGACTTTATTAAAGAAAGACAATGGACCACTGAGGATAGGAAGTTTTGGTTATCTTTTAGAATAGGTAAAACTATGCTTGAAGAGTACAACGTCAGACCAATTGATTATTATAATTTAATTAAAGATGATTCAGGTGAAATAAGAAAGCTAACTATAGGTAGTAAGTGGTGTTATGGTTATTTTGATAAGAATGGTGAAGTTTATAAAATGTATCAACCTTTTAGTAAGAAGTACAAATTTTATAAAGCAAAACCATATTTACAAGGTAAGGACCAGTTGACATACAAACAGCCTTATTTAGTTATTTGTTCATCTCTCAAGGATTCAATGTGCTTAAAGAGTATGGGTTATAACTTAGATGTTATTAGTCCTGACTCAGAAAATACTATGATTAAACCTCATATTATAGAGCACTTAAAGAAGAAGTATAAAAAAGTAATCACTCTATTTGATAATGATGACGCAGGTAGGCATGCTGTGGAAGTATATTTAAAAGAATATAAAATCCATGGTTTTGTGCCAACTATATGTAAAGACATATCAGACGCTATGAAAGAGCATGGGTTTGATAAAGTGCATAGTATGCTAAAGCCATTATTAAAAGAGACCTTAAATAAATAATATATGAAATGGTTTATACCGGGAAACGTACCTTCTAGTAAGAATGGAAGAAGATGGACAGGTAAATACTTTATTGCTAGTAAAGCTGTAATGAATTACAGAAAAGCTACTAAAGATATTTATCTTAAATATACTGAAGAGTTTAAGAAAGAACTCAAGAAGCATGAGCTTCCAGTTAAGATATCTTTTGAATTTATTAGAGGCAGCCGCCATAAATTTGATTATATAAATCCTGCACAAACAGTGCAAGATGATATGGTCAAGTATGGTTGGATAGAAGATGATAATGCAGAATTTATAATTCCTGCATTTGAGCAATATACTTATGATAAGAAGAATCCAGGCGTATGGATAGAGATAATTACAAAGTAATTACAATAGATGAATTTTTTAAATTAAAAGAAATGTTTCAAGGTTTACCTGATGATCAGGAGATGGCCTGGGAGATTTATAAGAATAATTATAAAGATGATGCTATTGACTTACTTATGCATAAAGCATTAGTTTTTAAACACAGAAAGAAGTTTGCTGATGCAGTTCAATTTATTGATCAGCCTGAAGTTGGCAAGCAAGCTTTATATATCTATATAGATTTTTATAAAGCAGAATCTATTTACAAAGAAATATTAGATAAAATTATGAATCAATGATAAAAATACAAGATCAGGTTGCACGGACAACCAAAAGTTTAATATTTACAGAGCCCTTTTACGGGCTCTTTTTAATTGGTATCAATAAGCAATACAGTGAGCATATTCCTACAGCAGGAGTAAGCAAGAAAGGTATTGGTATGCAATTGACTATAAACCCAGAGTTTTTTAATAATCTTAGTGAAGATCACAGATTTGGATTAATTAAACATGAGCTTTTGCATATTGCATTTGGTCATTTATTATTAAGAGATCTATATTCTGATCATAAGTTATTTAATATAGCTGCTGATTTAGAAATTAACCAGTACATACTGGAAAGTAATTTACCAACCGGTGGATTATTATTATCAAGTTTTCCTGAATTGAATCTTCCAACTAAAGCAGGTACTAAAAAGTACTATGAGCTTTTAGAACAAGCACAACAAGATGGGTCTTGCCCATCATTAGATAGCTTAATGGACACTATGGATGGTAATAGCCCACATTGTCATAGTACATGGGAAGAGTTTGATGAATTGCCTGAAGCTGATAAAAAATTGATGCAAAAACAAATTGAGCATCAATTAAAAGAAGCTGCTGAACAAACAGAAAAGAAATGTGGTAATATACCAGGTGAACTTTCTGATTTGATACGCAGGCTAACACATATTGAACCGCCTAAGTTTGATTGGAAAGGATATCTAAGAAGGTTTGTAGGTAATTCTTCTATAGTATATACTAAAAAGCTGAGACGTAAATACAATAAACGTTATGCTGCTAATCCAGGCCTTAAGATTAAATTCAAGAATCATATACTAGTTGGCGTTGACACAAGTGGATCTGTAAATAATGAAGAGCTGAAAGAATTCTTTAGTGAATTAGCTCATATGCATAAAACAGGTCATAAGATTACAATTGCACAGTGTGACACTAGTTTAAGAAGTGTGGTAGAATTTAATCCAAAGAAAGATTGGGAAATACACGGTCGTGGTGGAACTAGTTTTCAACCAGTAATAGATCATTTTAATGAAAATAAAGGAGCTTATACAGCTCTTGTATATTTAACAGATGGTGAAGCTTATTCTCCAGATGACTGTCCTAAGAATACCTTATGGGTTCTTAGTAGTATATCTGATATGAATGATGAGTTACCAGGACAAGTAATAAAATTAAATTAATAGAAAATGGCACAAGTAAATTTAAATGTAACAGAGTTAAAAGGATTTGTAAATCACATAATTACAAACAACAGATTTTTACAAAAGGGTGATAAAAGCCCTGTATCAGTAGAAGTTGTAGGTGAATCAGGTATTGGTAAGACTTCTACTATAGTAGAGCTTGCTCAGGAAAATAACCTAAAATTTGTAAAGTTAAACCTAGCTCAGATAGAAGAGTTGGGTGACTTAGTTGGTTTCCCTGTACGTCAATTTCAGATGTACAAAGAGAAAATAGTACCAGCAAAGAAATTAGATGATATCAGTTATACTGCTGCACAAAGAGCTGCAGCATCTGCTGACTTAGCTAAAATGGGTCCTGTAACAAAAAAAGTTGGTCAATGGGTTGATGAGCTTGCAGTACAAGAATATCTTAAGCAAGGATTTAAGATGACCGGTAAGAATAGAATGTCTTATTGTGCACCTGAATGGATTGCTGACGCTAAAGAAGGTGGTATCTTATTATTAGATGACTGGAACAGAGCTGACACAAGATTTATTCAAGCTGTGATGGAGTTGATTGACAGACAAACTTATATTTCATGGACTCTACCAAAAGACTGGCACATAATTTTGACAGCAAATCCGGATAACGGGGATTATATGGTTAACAGTGTAGATAGTGCACAGAAGACTAGATATGTAACCGCAAACCTTAAGTTTGATGTTAATGTATGGGCAGAGTGGGCTGAAGGTGCAGGAATTGATACAAGATGTATTAACTTCCTGTTACTTCATCCAGAACTTGTAACGCAAGAAACAAATGCAAGATCTATTACAACTTTCTTTAACTCTATATCAAGTTTTGATAATTTTGAGGATAACTTATCTTTAATCCAAATGATTGGAGAAGGTAGTGTTGGAGATGAGTTTGCTTCTATGTTTACAACCTTTATTAATAATAAGCTTGATAAGCTAGTAACACCAAAAGATTTGTTGACTCATGATAATGAGGCATACATCTTAGGTGAGCTTAGAGGTTGTATTGGTAAAGATGATACGTACCGTGCAGATATTGCATCTACTCTGGCTACAAGGCTGGGTAACTTCTCAGTTGTTCATTCTAAAGAGAATACAATAACTCAGAAGTTGACTGATAGATTAATAGCATTATGTACAAAAGATTATTTTACCAATGATCTTAAGTATTTAATTGTACGTACTATTTTTAATGGTAATAAAAAGAAGTTTAACAAATTGATGATGGTTCCAGAGATCATCCAAATGACAATGAAATAAAATGGCAAATAAATCAGTATATCAAGATTTTGATGCTGATGCTTTAGCTTACTTTGGACTAGAAAAGGACACTATTTATGGTGTCCTTTCTGGTTCAGAGGATGTTAATAAAGTATTATGTACTCAAGATCAAACAACTTATGAGAAAATAAATACTATACTAACGGTACCCACAGAGGATGACCAAACTTTTAGAACCAAAAAGAAAGCTTTTATATTACCTAAGTGTAATGCATCACAAGATAGATTAAAAGCTGCTCTTAAAGAGCATGGTATAACTGTAACAAATGATTATGAATTAGCAGATTTAATTATAGGTCATGAAGACATTACTGCTAATACATTACAGAATGCGGAAAATATCCCATCTACAATAATGATGAATAAGATATGGAATTATGAAACTACAATAGGAGATGCAACAAAAATGGGTGTTCTTAAAAAAGTATCAGATTCTGGTTTAGAGTGTATTATTACACCTAAAATTACAGACAATGTAAGATATTATGATATAGATATAAAAGATAGTCTATATGATAACTGGATGATTACTGGTATGGCTATAAATTTAGCGCATATAATTGATACCACAGACGTTAGTGTTATTGATCCTGAAACTGTGTTACATGCATCTGCTACTAAAATGACTCTTGATGAAGAGCTTTTTAATGATTTAAAAGCACAACTGAATGCTTATGGTGATGATAAGGCTTTAGCTCTTAAAATTATTCCTACTATTGATTATAAGAAAAACTATCATTTATTATGGCAGTTTGCTCAAGACTGTAGTAGTATAACATATGCAGACAATAGAGATAAAGATTTGCAATATTGGTTGCAAGCATCAAACTTTAATTTTTTTACCCATAAAAGTGCACAAGACATGATACTATGGTTAGAGGATCAAGATAAACTTGATAAAGTATCATTTAGATATCTTGAGCCTATAGTGAGGAGAGAAATAAGCATTCACAACAGAGATCTTTATACATTTAAAGTAGCTGTTAAAAAAGAATATCAAAAATATTTAAAGAAATGAAAAAAAGAGTAAGTATAGAAATTAATTGTCAAGCTGCTAATATAGATAACAATGGTAGACTAACAGGAAATGCATTTAAATGGAACTTTCTTGATGGTATGCATGTTTATTGCAGTAATTCATGGGAAGTTAGAGCAGAAGATATGCAAAAGCTTGGTGTACCAGGCCTTGTAGATTCTGTTGACTTGCAAGATAAAAAAATCTATAGGTATCCAAGATTGGATTTACCTAGACAGAAAGTAGATCTTTTAAAAGAGAAGTTTAACTGTAAAGTTATTAGAGATATAAATAAAGCTGACATAGGTATTGTATCTATGAAGTTCTTTGATAATCTAGTTAATAGAGAATGGGGAAATTCTATTTCATATGTAGAGCTCTATGGTATTTTATCAGAACTTAAAAATTCAGATTTATTATCTGACTCTGCACTAACTGAACTAAGAGATTTTATGTCTCAAACAGATACTACATATAGAGTTACTTTTAAGTATAATAAAGATTGGTCAGAATCTGATCCTACTGCAATAAAAATGTATGAGTTTGTAGAACAAATATCACAAGCCAACAGGAAAGAAGATAGAGGTCATGATTGGATATTACCAAAAGAGAACTATGATACATATGACACCATAATAAATTCTGGTGTTGATCTTATTGCAGACATTGATGTATGTGCTATAATAGATGAAGACCTTGCTGTTTTAGAAAATGAAAAGTTTGATGAGGTAGAAAAGATGGTTACTAGTAGTGACATAGATAATAGATCATTAGCTTTAGAGATGTTGGCTAACTCCAATATTGAAAAATCTTTTGATGTGGTATCTGGTATTTATTTCTGGCACTATGATTGGCTTAAGGCTACTACAAACTGGAACACAGTTAACGTTAAAGCTTTTAGAAAAAGAATGAAATCTTATGAGGGAAACCATAACACTCAAGCTATTTACTCTTTCAATAAGTATCTAAATCTTTTGGCTACTGACAGAAAATTAAGTAAATTTGCTGTGGATAGTACCAAAGAAAAGCTTCATAAAACATTTTTAGGTAATCTAGTTGGCCCACGTGCAGATGTATTTAGGGTAGACTTAGATTCACTATATATCAATGAAGAGTTAACTAATAAAATTATTTCAGATGAATAGAAACATGGAAAGGGAAGAGGAGTTTTATGCAAATAAGAATTTTGCATTTAGCTATTCTTCTCTTAACAAATTATTATTTTCCCCATCCTTATTTTATAAGGACTATATTTTACAAGATCGTGAGATCAGAACTGACAAGCATTTAGTAGAAGGTAAACTTGTGCATTGTTTAGTATTTGAACCTGAAAACTTAAACAAAAAGTTTAACATTGTACCCGGTAAAGCACCATCAGATAGTGTTAGAAAGGTCCTAAAAAACATGTCTTTATATACTGATGCAAAATTGTTATTTGATGTTCCATCTGAAATAGTATTGGATTCACTCAAAGAAATGAATTTGTATCAATCTCTTAAAACAGATGAACAACGTATTGTAAAGATCATAAAAAAAGAGTTTGAACCTTATTGGGAATTCTTATCTAATACTAATGTAGATGTCATTAATGAAGATACATTATTAGACTGTACTGCTAAAGCTGAAGTTATAAAAGCTAATGAAGAGGTTATGAGTTTATTTAAAAATCAATCAACTGATTTTGATTTAGATCCAATATCCACGCATGCAGAAGAATATCTTAAATCTAAGTTAGAGACATTTGCTTTTGGTTTACATGGCTATGTTGATTATTATACAGTTGACACTGAGACAAAGACAGTTACAATATGTGACCTCAAAACATCCGGCAAGACTGTAGATAATTTTTCTGAAAGTGTTGACTTTTATAACTATTGGTTACAGGCAGCTATATACTCTAAAATGGTATATGATTCTCTTGGACAAGATAGAGATGACTACACAATAACATTTAAGTTTATAGTCATTGATAAGTATAATCAAGTATATGTTTATGAAGTATCACAAGAGTCAATGGTCAAATGGGCTGAGGGTTTAGGTGGTGTTTTAAAGATTGCAGATTATCATTACAGTGAGAAAAACTATTCATTACCTTATGATTTGTTAATAGAAAAGGTTAAATTATAGTATGGGTGTATATTTAGAATATTTTCAAAAAAGCAAAGTATTTCTTTATCCTTTACTAGAAATAAAGAAAGGCATTACCCGTGTACCAATACAAACGTATGTTGCATGGGATAATGTCTATTCTACAAATGACCTTAAGTTTTTATGTGTTTACACAACAAAAAAAAACCCAAAGTTCAATAGTTTTGTAAACAACAACTTAATGAAACATTCATTGCTTGAAGAAGTGATAGAGTTAAAAGAAAACAAGCACTTGTTTATTTATGATTTTACAAAGTTTAAATCTGACTATAAAAAATTCCTTGAAGGTAAATATTCTCAGTACAGTTTAAATAGTAAAATTAGTATAATAGATTTCTTTGGAACACAAGATAAGATTGGATCATACGTTGAAGGATTTCTTACACCAGAAGGTGTGCATGAAGAATATGCTGAATTCCTAGGTGTAAATATAAAATCTGTAGAAGATATATATGAAGTATGTACTCCTCCTGATCTTACCAAAGAAATGTTAATTGATAATAATCATGTTATTAATCAATTATTAAAAAATAGTTCCATATCTTTGACAAATAAATAATAAATTATGGCAAACCAAATTGGACAAAACATGATGTTAGTAAATTCTACTTTTAGAAATACTAAATCATTTACTTTAATTCCTGTGAGCTTAGACTCACCTTACACAGAAGCCATGTTTGACCCAGCGTCAGGCATATTAGCAGTCATCAGTAAAGTGATGAAACAATCTTATCATATGGTACCTAAATTGGATGATGATGGTCAACCGCAAAGGTTAAAAAATCCAAATCCACAAACAGGTAAGACACATAAAGAAGAAAGAAGATTGGTAGATACATTTTCTGAGTTTTATCTTAGTGATAGAGCTGATATAGAAACATTCATTCATATGTTTGCAATTAATGCTGATAACTTTTCAGTTGAAGAATTCTTTGTAGACTTACAGAAGACAGAACCTTCTAAAATAATTATTCCGGGCTAATAGGCTTCCCATACTATCCACCTATTAGACTGGTACAAAGAAACCTCATTGATTTGGGGTTTTTTTGGCACTAATATTTAAAAGTACAAACATGAAACATTGGGTAATGGACTATGAGACTTTATCTAATTGTTTTACCGGGGTATTTGAACACTATAAGACTACTGAAAGGAAAATCTTTGTTGTTCATGACCTGCGTAATGATTTAGATAGTTTCATAAGTTTCCTTGAAGAAAATATTAACAACAGAGAGTGGCATATATCCTACAATGGATTAGCTTTTGATGGCCAAGTCACTCATTATATAATAGATAATCACTTTTTGTGGTCTGATTTAAGCGGTTGTGAAATTGCTCAAATCATTTATAAGTATGCCCAACGTTGTATTCAAAAATCTAATGCAAAAGAATTCAGTGATTACCCTCAATGGAAGATGCAAATAGGTCAGATAGACATATTTAAATTACATCATTGGGATAATCCAGCTAAACGTTCAAGTCTTAAATGGATCCAGTATAGTATGGATTGGGAAAACATTCTAGATATGCCTATTCATCATGAGACAGAAATAAAAACTCAAGAAGAAATAGATATTATCCTTGAATATTGCATTAATGATGTTAGATCTACAAAAGAAATATATAATAGATCTAAGTCTCAGGTTGGCCTAAGAAAAGAACTAACTGCAACTTATGACATTAACATGTTTAGTGCATCAGAACCAAGGATCAGTAAAGAAATATTTGGTTATTACTTATCTAGAAGCTTAAATATACCAATGAGAAATCTTAAACAAATGAGAACTCATAGGGATACTATAAAAGTTAAAGATATAATATTACCATACATCTCATTTACATCTCCTGAGTTTAAACTACTACATGAAAGGTTTAAATCACTTGAGATAGATGCATCTAAGTTAAAGGGTAGTTTTAAGTACAACATCTTGTACAAAAATGTTAAGACTCATTTTGGATTAGGTGGTGCACACGGTGCAGCGGCTAAAGGTGTTTATGAAAGCTCAGATGATATGATTATTATGTCATCAGATGTTACTAGTTTTTACCCTAATCTTGCTATTAAAAATCAATGGTCTCCGGGTCATTTCCCAAAAGAAGCATTTTGTGACCAGTATGAGTGGTTCTTTGAGGAGCGTAAGAAGATACCTAAGAGCAATCCAATGAATTATGTATATAAGATTATACTTAATTCTACTTTTGGTCTTAGCAATGATATAAACAGCTTCTTTTATGATCCTGAGTTATGTATGAGAATTACAATTAATGGTCAGTTGACACTGATGATGTTGTATGAGCAAATAATGGAACGTATACCTGGCGCAATTGCTTTATTGCAAAACACAGATGGTGTAGAAACTATTATACCTAGAGAGCACTATGATTTATATATGGAAATATGTGAAGAATGGGAGCGCACTACAAGTTTAAACTTAGAACATGATGAATACCAAAAATTGGTACTTTCAGATGTTAATAATTACATTGGTGTAAACAACTTTGTAAACGTTGACATTACTAAGTGGAGAGAGATTAAACAGAGTCAGCCTCATTACCTATTTAAGGTTGAGAATGATAAGTTTAGCTTTGCCCCTGTTAAGCTTAAAGGTAGATTTGATTTTCATAACCTGCAGTTACATAAGAATAAGTCTAAGCTAGTGATCCCAAAGGCCATATATCAATACTTTGTTAATGATGTACTACCAGAAGATTACTTAGAAGAGAATAAAAATATTCTTGATTACTGTATAGGCGGTAAATCAAAAGGTGATTGGCAACAAGTAGCTCGTAGTATAAAAAATGGTTCCTTTAATGAAGAGTCTTTGCAGAAAATTAATAGATATTTTATATCTAAAGATGGTGTAAAGATTATTAAAGTCAACAAAAATGACGGGCGTGAGATTCAATTAGAAGCAGGTAGATGGGTACAAACAGTCTTTAATAAGATGAAAGTGGCTCCTAAATGGTCTGACTATAATATAGATAAGCTATATTATATGCAAGCTATTGAAGCAGAGATTAATAGTATATTAACAGTAAATACAAATCAACTAAAATTATTTTAAATGTCAAAAGAAATCAAATTTAATATAGAAGCTAGGAATGGCTTAAAAAATGGTGTGGATGCCTTAGCTAATGCAGTTAAGGTAACCCTAGGCCCTAAAGGAAGAAACGTAGTTATTTCTAAATCCTATGGTAGACCACAAGTAACTAAAGATGGTGTTACTGTAGCTAAAGAAGTAGAATTAGAGGACCCATTAGAAAATATGGGTGCTCAGATGGTTAAAGAAGTAGCAAGTAGAACCAATGATCTGGCTGGTGATGGAACTACAACAGCTACAGTTTTAGCTCAGGCAATTGTTTCAGAAGGATTAAAGAATGTTGCTGCAGGCGCTAACCCTATGGATTTAAAACGTGGAATAGATAAAGCAGTAAGTACTATTGTGGATCATTTAGCAGATAATACCATACCAGTGGATAAGTCTTCTGATATGATCAGACAAGTTGCTAGTATTTCTGCTAATAATGATCATGTTATAGGTAATCTTATTGCTGCAGCTTTTGAAAAGGTAGGTAAAGAAGGTGTAATTACTGTTGAAGAAGCTAAGGGAATGGAAACCTATGTGGATGTTGTAGAAGGAATGCAATTTGACAGAGGATACTTATCTCCATATTTTGTTACTAACCAAGAGAAGATGTCTGTAGATTTAGAAAATCCTTATATTCTTATAGTTAACAAGAAGATTTCTGTTATGAATGACTTGTTACCTGTTTTAGAGTTAGTAGCTCAGTCAGGTAAACCTTTACTAATTATTGCAGAAGATGTTGACGGTGAAGCATTAGCAACTCTTGTTGTAAATAAACTAAGAGGTGGTCTTAAAATAGCTGCAGTCAAAGCTCCAGGTTTTGGTGAGAGAAGAAAAGGTATGTTAGAAGATATAGCAGTTTTAACAGGAGGTACAGTAATCTCTGAAGAAAGTGGTGTTGCACTAGAAAATGCAACATTAGATTTGTTAGGTAAAGCTGAAACAATTACTGTAGATAAAGAAAACACTACAATTGTAAATGGATCAGGAGATGCTGACTATATTGAAGAAAGAGTTTTAAATATTAAGTTTCAAATTGATACTTGTGAAAGTGAATATGACAAAGAGTTATTACAACAACGTTTAGCTAAATTAGCCGGTGGTGTTGCAGTTCTTTATGTTGGAGCAGCATCTGAAGTAGAAATGAGAGAAAAGAAAGATAGAGTTGATGATGCACTTGCTGCAACTAAAGCTGCTGTTGAAGAGGGTGTTGTTATTGGAGGTGGTGTAGAATTGCTTAAAGCTAGTAAAATACTTATTTATGAAACTAATTTTAATGATGAAAGCACAGGTGTAGATATTGTAGCTAGAGCTCTTAGATCACCATTCAGAACTATATGTAAAAACGCAGGTGTAAGTGCTGATGTAAAAATGGAAAGTGTATTATCAAGAGGTGACGGTTTTGGTTATAATGCTAAAACAGATGAATATGTAGATATGCTTGACGCAGGTATTATTGATCCTAAAAAAGTAACAAGGATTGCATTAGAGAATGCTGCTTCTGTTGCTGGTATGATACTTACTACAGAATGTGCATTAATTCAATCAGGGGAAGATCAAATGGGAGCAATGCCTCCAAGTGGTGGTATGCCAGGTATGCCATTTTAATAAACTAAAAACTAAATTATGGATTATTTTGAATTAGAATGTGCAGTTGAAAGCTGGGCAGAAGAAAAAGGTATCTTTGACAAAGCCACACCAATGGCCCAAGCGTTGAAGACATTAGAAGAAACAACTGAGCTTTGCACGGCTATCAATGCTGATGACCGTGAAGAGATTGTTGATGCTATGGGTGATATTATGGTCACCCTGATTATTCAGGCTAAGATGCAAAATGTATCTTTAGAATATTGCCTTAAGTCAGCTTATAATGTTATCTCTAAACGTACAGGTAGAATGATTAATGGACAATTTGTAAAAGATTAATTTGCTGTGTCAGATTAATTTATTATATTTACACTTCAAAAGTTTAATATTATGGGACATAAAAAACCAACAGAGACCACAAGGTCTTATTTAGAGAATGCACCCTTACCTAATCATGGTAAGACATATACAGTTGTCACACACAAAGAGGTGATAGACAATACGTTAACCCTGCTCAGAAAGAGCGGGTTCACAGTTCAAAGAGAGATATACAGAGCAAATACTAATGCTACAATTGCACAAGGTATTTATCATATCTATCCTAGTAGAAGTGTTGATGATGAAATCATTAATGAAACTGAATTAGGGATGATGTTTGCTTGGACAAATTCATATAATAAACTTGTTAGATTCCAGTGTGCTATTGGAGCTTACGTTAAGATTTGTTATAACGGCATGGTTGCCGGGGATATGATGAATTTTAAAAGAAAGCATACCGGGACGGCAAATTTAGATTGTTCTATAAACATTGCTGATCAAGTTAAGAATGCTGAAAAGTATTATAAACGTATTATCCAAGATAGAGATGCAATGAAAATGATCACTCTTACTGATAGAGAACAAGCTGAATTAGTAGGTAGAATGTTTGTACAAGAAGAATTGATTGATTCTCAACAAACATCTATTATTAAAGCTGAGCTAGCTAAACCATCATTTCATTATGGGACAGAATCAAATACCTGTTGGACTTTTTACAATCATGTTACACATGCATTAAAGAAAGCACATCCACGGTACTGGTTACAAGATAGCCAGAACTTTCATGACTTTATTGTTGCAGAGTGTTTGAATAACTCTCAACCTGCCCTAAAGAAAGAGACTATATTATCTGACAAAGTTGTAGTTATTTCTGAACCAGTAAGTGAAGTTGTTGAAGTTGATGAAGATATAACTGACACACAATTAATAGAAAATGTATTTTTAGATCAGTGAAATTAATAGTTGCACTTTTATTAGCTATACTCTTTTTATACATTAGTAGTCAAAACAAAATGAATAAATAGGAGAAAACCAACCGGGGTCTGAGTTACGCATTCTTAGGCCCTGGCTCCTTATTTAATTACCCTACAAAAGAAAAACACATGAAGAAATTTCTAGAGTTTGCTTTAATATGGTATAGTCAGCAGATGGCAATACCTTTTTGGGTTATAGGTCATGTGCACTTATCAATAAATACATATAAAGACATACATGAAATTATTGCTAGCATGGGATTAAACCTGATCGTAGCAATAGGCTTTATTATAGACTATCGTAAAAATAAAGACAAATGAAAACACCAAAGAGAAATGAAAAAAGCTGAAACTAGAAAAGCTACTCCAGTATTTACTGGTGTTCTTAGATACTTCCCGGATGCTATTATGGAAATAGCTCGTGTATCCTTACAGGGAAACAAACAACACCATCCTGATAAACCTTTGCATTGGGACCGCACTAAATCTAATGATGACTTTGATGCATTAGCTAGACATCTTATTGATGCAGGTACTATGGATGATGATGGAATTCGTCACACCGCAAAGGTTGCTTGGCGTGCTCTTGCATGTTTACAAAAAGAACTAGAAGATGCTGAAGCAATTGAAGAATAATAAAGCCCGGAATAAACCGGGCTCTATTTTAAAATGCTATGTTTATTCTTTAGGGTAAAATCTAACTTCAATGTTACCTTGAAGTAGACCTTTAGTACTTGGTGTATTATCTTCCTCTAAGAAATCAATTTCAACAATTACAGGACCTATAGTAACAGGACTTTGTCTAAAGTATAATTCTGCAGGATTAACTCCTTCTGTTATTACTGATCTACCACCTACTAGACACCATACATCCATACCTACACGTACATCTTCACAAGCGGTTGCCGGATCACCCGGTGCATGAAAGGAAAAATTATACTGACCATTCTTTGCTAATGTACAAGTAACCTCACAAGATGTTGTATTTTCAAGTATGTTTAGTGTTATTGGGCTACCTTTTGGATGAGTCCATGATGCAACAAACGTCTTATAAGGTAAAGAACCACCACCAGTACCATTAGCAACTGCAGTAATTCTACCTTGTTGATCAACCGTTATGTCTGCACTAGTATATGCACCTGGCGTTACTGCTGTATCATCTAAATCAATAGTTAATGTATCTGTTGCAGATGCTGTTGATGTTAAACCAACACCTCCTGCTATTAGTACAGTATTATTTGTTTCTATTGTTTGTGAACTTCCTAAATCTCCAACTAAGTTCCAGCTTGTATATTCTGTTGGTATTGATGGGAATGTAATTAAATTACCCTGGCCGTTTATATACTCAGATGCAGATCCTGCCCATGTAAAGTCTAAAGTACTGTCTCCTGTATTACTGCTATCATTTGTTACTGCAACATCTAATGCATCACCTGCTGTTGTTGCTGCTAATGATAGTACACTTGCAAAAGTTATAACACTAGGGTTACCTGATACCATGCTAACACCGGGACCAACAAACTCAAACGCTCCTGACTCTGTAGTATTACCAACCTTAATACTATTTACTGTACTGAATGATAGAGCACTTATAGTTAATGTTTTAACACCATTTACATCTGTATCAACTGAACCTGATAAACCTGAACCTATTGTTACTTTTTCACTCCAATATCCTGCTTGAGTATCTGCTGCATCATATTTAAATTTCACATCTTCTTGAGTAGGGAATGTTGTTAATTCACCTTCTCCATTTATATACTGTCCAGCTACCCCTTTAAAATCTATAGTTAATTTAGGTGTTGTTGTTGGATCAGCTACAGTAAAGTCAATTGAATTTGCTACAACAGGAGTTACTTCAGTTGAAACAGTAGTTACAGTTCCTGGATTTCCTCCTGGAATTGCTGACCATACATTATCTTTACTTAAGAATTTACCTGAAGTATCTGTACCATCAACTGCTGATAATTCTGCTGTTACAACAACATCACCATCTACAGCACCTGTTGGTGTCATATCAATATATGTACCATTTTGTGTGTCTACAGTTTCAACTATGTTTGTTGGAATAGAAGGAAAAGCTTGTAAAGCACCTGTTCCATCTATATAGTCTGTTGTTGCTCCTGCACCTGCAAGAGTTAATGTTCCATTACTTGTTACAGGACTATTAGTTACAGTAAATGCTGAGGGAGCTGCTAAACCAACACTGGTTACAGTTCCTCCACCTCCTGATGCAATACCGTAAACAGTACCATCTATACTTATAGAAGTTAAGTCTACTGTAGGATTGCCCGGATTACCAACTACTACAGAACCTGATCCTTCAACCCATGGTACATTAACAACAAGTTGTGATGCATCATTGAATTGCACACCATAAGTTCTTTGATCTACATCTGATACAGCAGCTGCTGGTTGTGCTTGTACAACATCACTCCACAATTTACCTGTTCCGGTAACTGTAGATGTCATTACTGGTGAAGATGATCCTCCAGTTGCAGTAATTGTTACACCATTTGATCCATCATCAGTAAGTGTAATATTAGTACCTGCTTTTAATAGGACTTTGTCTAATGTTCCATCTGATCCTGCTAATCCTATTGCAAAATCATCTGTACCAGATACTTCACCTGTTAAATCATAAGTAGTTTCTGCAGGTAAAGTAATTTTTTGTGTAGTAATTTCATCTACATGACCCCAATTATCTACTTTTATAACTGAAACAGCATCAAAAGAATCTCCAAAACCTGGATCAAGATTGTTATTGATATAGGTAGTAGTAAGTTTATCATGGTTAAATGTTATAGAATCAGAACTATTGGCAATTGTTGTGATTTTATCACCACCAATAAAAAATACTGTACCATCACAATCAACATTAAATCCACCTTCTCCTCCTACAATCCATTTACAACCGCTTGCTTCATTATCTTTCCAACCTACAGTGCCATCAGGTAGTGCAACAAGGATCTGACTAGGTGTCCCTTCTGTTTGATTAAAATCTAAAACTTTTGATGCTAACCATATCTTATTTAATGGGTCTGAAGTACCTAAACTAACATTACCTGCTAATGTTGAGTCTGCTTTAACAAAGAGATTACCATTTACACTAATTGTTGTGTTACCGGCATCTTGAGTTATGATACTATCTTTTAATGCTTTTAGTTCACATACTCCATCTGTCTCAGTATAAACAGGAACAAATCCTATTTCTCCTGATCCATCTATAGTTCTAGTTAACCCTTTAGTTATTTCACATACTAAATCTTGACCCTTTATAACAAAAGGTTCCATCCTTGGTGCATAAGAAGTTCCAGTATTTAATGTACTGTTTCTCTTTTTACCAAACTCAAACCAATCTGTCTGTAGATTAAGAGTTTTCTTGTCTTTGTTTCTTTGCAGTAGGTTTAAAACCTCTTGTATAAATACGCTCATTTTGTTTTTTTTATAAGTACAGTGCAGATAGTTTAACGCCTGCTTGTACTGTGCATGTTATTGTTATATTTCCATCAGCATCATTAAATGCATCAACTTCAAAAGGTCCTAAAAAACCTTCTTGCCCAGCTGTCAAAGTTATTACAGCGTTTTCCTTAACTAATGTTCCTAATGAAGGATCTATTACTGTTGTTACCACTGGTATTACAGTAGCAGTTACTGATACAGCACTATCATTTTCTAAATGAAAGAATTCTGTTCCTGTATTAGCTAATTTATCACCTGCTGCTGCAGGTGTTGTTGTTGTGGGCTTTAAACCCTCCTGCAATATTCTTTGTGCAATTAATGTTGCCATAATTAATTATTTACAATATCCATTTTTAAAAGCTTCTGATTGAACAGGTTCTGCTGCTCTAGTAGACTTTTGTGGTGGATTTAAGTTTGTTTTTTTAGCCATTCTAATTCTTGCTTCTACAGCCTTTTTATTCTTAGCATTTTGTATTGCTTGAGGAATAGCCGTAGGATTATAAACACCATTAGTTGTAGCTCTTTTATAGTTAGCTCCCTGCATAGGGAATGATATCTTTTTTGCCATGATTACTTCTTTTTAGATTTTGTTCCACCATACATTTTATAGTCTATCACTGACCCGCCAGACATAAAACCTTTTAGTCCTCCACTTTTAGCCATTGATTCCATTCCTGCTTTACCTGGAGTTATGTCTCCATCACCAGCACCTTTTGTAAATCCACCACCATATGTGTATTTTTCATTTTTCATAATTCTTAATTTTTAATTTTTATTACTAATTGATTTAAATTTCTCAGCTCCCCTTGAACCAAAGTAAGCTACATAAACTGTTATTAATAATGACTTTAATAAGTCTACCCATACTGAATCTACTTTAAAGTCAATGTCAGTACTGTCCAATAACATAAATATTACCATTGATATAGTTAAAAATATCAAAGTCATTGGTCTAGTGTTTTTACTTAGCCAAGAATCAGAGCTCATGTCACTGACCCAACGCTTGCTAACCTCTTGCATTTCAACCATATCTTGTTCAAGCAGTTTTAATGCATGCTCTTTATCAACTGGTGATAATGTTTCCTCTTTTTGTATTAAAGATTTAACCATACCTAAAACACCTGCATCAGGAAGCAACTCCCCGGCAAGACCAAGTATACTAGGGACCTTCTTTGTAAGGAACTGTCCTACTTTGGTATCTTTAAACTTCTTTTTAGGTTTTTTATCACTCATTTTTTTAATTTAAGGGTATACTAATATCTCCAAAGGTGTTCTAAGCAATTGACTATCTTGTAGTACATTTGTTGCACCAAAATACGTTTGTAAAGAAAAGTCAGCACTACTTGTACTATTTATATTAAATAGATGTGGGCTTGACTTACCTGTTTGTGATATATTTATTACTGCTTTATCTATGTCAGCCAGATCACTGGAAAAATCAAATTGATATGTTCCTACACCATCTCTACTTACACTTAATGTAAAATCTGTTGTATTTTCTAAAACAGTTATTACTGGAGCACTATCACCAGCTTGGGTCAACAATGCTCTATATATTTTTGGTATTGTTGTAAAGTTTGAAATACTTATTGTATCTCCTTTTGTTTGAACATCTATATCACCACCACCAATTAAAGTTCTAAACCTCAATTGATCACCCACTTCACTTTCAAAAACTTCTTGGCCTCCACCTATATTAATTGCAGATGTTTGATCACCACCACCTGTTGCATTAATAACTAATGAACTACCATCATCACTTATATTTATATTAGAACCTGCCACTATAGATTTAAATCTCAGTGATTCACCAACTTTATCTTTATATAAACCAAAACCTCCTCCTATATTTTCTGCAGTATTTGGTTCACCTTCTGTTGTGATTTCTACATAGTCATCATCTGAAGATAAATTTAAAGTTAAATTAGAACTTAATGATTTAAGTGTACGGAAATATACTGTACATTCACCTGTATCAGGATCATTAACAGTTTTTTGATAAACTGTAGCTGTATCTCCTTTAGCTACAACTGGTGTATTTTCATTAGTACATCCCTTACCTTCTATCTTAAAGTCACTAATCTTAATAAGCTTAACCGCTTTATAAGGGATGGGAGATGCTACACCAGTCATGTCTGGAGTTTCATTCCATTTACCTAGTACTAAGACATCATCTTTTTCAGCAACTTTAGAATACTTGCCTTGTCTAATTAAACTTAATATGTCAGTTAAAATATTCATATCTTATTTGCCATCATAGGTCCATCCACCCATTTTATATTTTTGTTTTTTATCTTTGCCGGATTTATCCTGTACAATTCTTTCTGCATCACCTCCCTTACGCATTTTTTCTGTGTAAGAGCCTTGCATCATGTCTTCTAGTTCACCACCAGTTCTCATAAGCATTTTACTTTTTTGCCTTGATAACTTCTGCTTTGGTAAACATGGTCTATTTTTTGCCATTTTAATTAAATTTAAATATCCAATGTAAACGTTACAAAGAACAAGTATACTTTCATTGTTGCATAATTAAACTCAGCATCTGGTTGTATAAACTCCCATCCTAATGCTAATCTGTTATGTGGCCAATGAAATGCTATTTCTAATTGCCAATCTCCCATTATATTTTACTTTTGGTTTTATTACATAGTCCTTGACGGCAGTGTCCTAAACAAACCTTACCTCTTGAAACCCACTGAATTAATAAACAAATTTGTCTCATTTTTTTACTGGTCTTTTTTTAGGAGCCCTTTTTCTAGTTTTACCTACAACAGCTTTAGGAACATGCCCTAGTTGATTACCAACCTCTTTTATTGCTCTACCTACATCAGCTAATTCATCTGCTGTAAGTTTATAGCGTTTTACAATTTCTACTAATGTAGATTTTGCTTTTTCATCTATTGTTGTTCTTGACCATATAGCTATCCAATAGTCTTGTAAACTATAAGTCCAAATAACGTGTATAATTTTCTTAAACATATTTATGTTTTTAAAGTACTATATTAATAATATACAAATTTTGTCAGACTTAAACAACTGATTGAGACATATAAATATTATCTTCGCATTGCTTACTGATATATATAAATAATAAACATTGGTTCTCTTTTATATCTCAGTTGTATTTAGTAAATTAAATATATCTAGTAGCTTCATTTTCTCCTGTAGGAAATGAGGCTTTTTAATCCTTAATAAATAACCTTATGAACAAAAACATCTTTAAACCCAGAGTAAATATACTACCGTATGAGTATCCACAACTATTAGCATACAAGGATGCCATTAGACATTCCTACTGGATTGATACAGAATTTAATTTTACAGAAGACATACAAGACTTTAAAGTCACTATATCAAATGAAGAAAAAGATGTTATTAAAAAGACAATGCTTGCTATTGCTCAGATAGAAGTTAATGTAAAAACTTTTTGGGGAGATCTTTATAAGCGCATGCCTATTACAGAAGTAGGTGATGTAGGCTTTACTTTTGCTGAGTCAGAAGTAAGACATAAAGATGCCTACGCCAGGCTGCTTAGAATACTAGGATTAGAAAAAGAATTTCAATCAGTAGTTGAAGTGCCTGCAATAGAAGGTAGACTTAAGTACCTAAAGAAGTACTTAGATGGTACACGTTCTAGAGACAATAAAATGTATACTAAGTCTGTATTACTATTTTCTTTATTTATAGAACACGTAAGTCTATTTAGTCAGTTTTTAATTATGATGAGCTTTAACAAAGAAAAGAATGTACTTAAAGGTATATCTAATGTTGTTGAAGCTACTAGTAAAGAAGAAGAGATACACGGCAACTTTGGTGCTGAACTTATTAATATAATTAAGAAAGAAAACCCGGAGTGGTTTGATGAAGAGTTTGAAGAACTCATTTATTCTGCATGTAGAAAAGCATATAGAGCAGAGTGTGGTATACTAGATTGGATTTTTGAACAAGGAGAGCTTGAGTTCTTACCAAAACAAACCATCTATCACTTTATAAAAAACAGATTTAACAACTCTCTAGAAAAGATAGGTATGAAACCAATCTTTGAAGTCAACCAAGAACTTTTAAAATCAGTAGAATGGTTTGATATAGAGATAACAGGCACTAAAGAAGGAGACTTCTTTTACAAGAAGAGTGTTGACTACAATAAAAAAAGCAAAAGCATCACAGTTGATGATTTATTTTAAAAACAAAAACCAATGGAATATAATAAATACTACTGGCTGAATGAAGACAGCCGCACATTTTTATCAAGAGGGTATATATCTGAAAGCCCTGAACAAAGAATCAAAGACATTGCTATAAAAGCAGAAAAGTATTTGAATATAAAAGGCTTTGCAGAAAAGTTTGAGGACTACATGGCAAGAGGTTTTTACTCTTTGTCTACTCCTGTATGGATTAATTTTGGTAAACAAAAAGGTTTACCTATAAGTTGTTATGGATCTAACGTTGATGATAACTTAGATAGCATATTAAATGCTGGCCGTGAAATTGGAATGATGAGTAAATATGGGGGAGGCACAAGTGCTTTTATTGGCAACATTAGAGCAAGAGGAACTGAAATATCTACAGGCGGCTTTGCTGATGGCCCAGTGCACTATGCTAAGATTTATGATACTGTAGTAGATGTATGCAAGCAGTCTGAGGCTAGACGTGGTGCTTGTGCAGTATACCTACCAGTTGAGCATGCGGACATCTTAGAGTTCTTGGATATTGGCACAGAGGGTAACCCTATACAAAATTTGCAGTATGGTGTTACAGTTACTGATCAATGGATGACTGAAATGAAAGAAGGAGATAAAAGCAAGCGTAAGGTATGGGCTAAGATTATTCAAAACAGAAGTGAATTTGGATTTCCGTATATTATGTTTAAAGATAACTCTAATAACAACTCACCTTACAAAGAGCTTGGGATGGAAATCACAGCGTCTAATCTATGTTCAGAGATCCAGCTTCCCACTGATAGTTATAACTCTTTTGTATGTTGCCTTGGTTCTATCAACTTATTACACTGGGACCTTATAAAAGAGACTGACGCAATTGAAACATATGTATATTTCTTAAATGCAGTAATGGATGAATTCATTATTAAGTCTGAAACCATGCCAGGCATGAAGAGAGCATTTAACTTTGCTGAGAAGCACAGAGCTATTGGTCTTGGTGTGTTGGGTTACCACTCATTGTTTCAGTCTAAGCTTCTTGAGTTTGACTCACTACAAGCTAAAGGTTTGAACAGTGAAATATTTAGAACTCTCAAAGATAGAAGTGAGATTGCTTCTAGAGAATTACATAATGAGTATGGATATACATCTCTTAGAGAAGGATATGCTAACACTACTCTTATGGCCATTGCTCCTACTAAGTCTAGTTCATTTATACATGGTGCTGTGTCTATGGGTATAGAGCCTATTAAGTCTAACTACTTTATTAAGGATCTTGCTAAGTCTAAAACTATTTACAAGAACCCGTTTTTAGAAGAGGAGCTTGAGAAGTATGGTCTAAATACAGACAAGACTTGGAAGTCTATCTTAAAGAAAGATGGTAGCGTGCAACACTTAGATTTTCCTACCAAAGAAGTATTTAAATCATTTGTAGAGATATCTCCAAAAGAGATTGTTTTGCAAGCAGCACAAAGACAAAAGTATATTGATCAATCACAGTCATTAAACTTAATGATAGATCCATCTGTCTCAGCTAAAGATATAAATAAATTATACATGTATGCCTGGGAAGAAGGTGTAAAAACTTTGTACTACCAGTTTAGTAAAAGCAGTGCTCAAGATTTTGCACGTAACATTTTAGAATGCTCAAGTTGTGAAGGTTAAAAAAAGAATACTTAAATTATTAGCTTATACAAATAAGCTTACATCATATCAAAAGGTTGCATCCCGTATAGGTTATATGGGTGCAGGCTTTTTGATAGCTGGTCAATGGACACTACATCCGGGATTATTTATACTGGGTTTTATATGTGTAGTTATACAAACATCATCACGTAAACAATGGAATCTTGTTGCTTTAAACGTTAATGGATTAATTGCTTGGACAGTTCATCTTATTAGAACAATGGCAGGATAAGACTAAAGTTTATTTTCTTAATCCTTTATGGTTGTCAATTCTATCTAGAACTTTATTAAGTTCTTCTGTTTTAATTAAGCCTGCCATAGAAGCATTCTTTAAAGCGCTTATAAGTTGTAGTATCATAAAGGGTACTACAACTACCTCAGATAACCAGCTTGTACCTGAAAAACCTTTTTCTACCATAAGTATAACTGTGAGGATAGCTATCCAAACAAAAGTGTTTCTAGTAATTCTTAATGCCTTATATGTTTTAAACCCTTCTCTTTTACAGCCAGCCCAAACTCCAAAAATGCCATCTAACCATAATACTGAACAAACCGCCAGGTACTGTTCCATGTTTTCCATTGATAAATCAAAAAAGTACGTACATAAGTACGTGCAGAATGCTGTTATGCTCACTATAAGTAGTTTAGTTGTCATTGTTAAATTTAATTTTCTTTTGTACTCTTATAGGAGTAACAACATTAATTGGCTTTACTGGTTTAATTATTGGTGTTGTTACTAGTCTTGTATGCATTACAGGTGGACTGTATGTTTGTCTAACATTAACATTTGGAACACTGTGATAATTCCAATTCCAGTTCTGCCAGTTTCCTCTGTATTGATATCTATAATGATCACGGTTTATAAATTCTCTTATTCTATTATCAAGAATTCTAAACTTAAAGTCTCTAACAGGCACCGCAAGAGTGTCACCTTTTTCTGTTATAGTTAAAATACTTTTAATCTTATAGCTTGTAGATATATTATATGTACCACAAGATGAGAACGTTAGGATTATTACTGCTAATACTGTCAATATATTTTTCATAGTTATTCTCAAATGTCTTTATATCCTATATAATAATATACACTTTTTTGGTGTACATATCAAACAAATCCCTAGGTATTATCAGGGAAACTCAATATTTTATTTAATATAGAAATCAGCATTCTTAAGATAAGAATCCCATTTTTGAATAGAATATACTATTGGAAACACATCTTTAAAGTTTTTATATAATTTTAATTCTCCTTTTCTGTTACCTCTTTGATATACATAATTAGAGTTGGCATAAAAAGCTTCTTCATTTCCAGTTACTTTTGCCATTGAATGTTTGAAACCTCCAATAAACAACATCTCAAAAAACTCAGACATTTCACTAACTGATCTTGATGCAGCAATTGGAGAGTTAAACATTTGTTCAACTTGCTCAAATCCTGCAAAAGAAGGCATAAATAATACAAGCTCTTTATAAACTCTATCTGCTTGATACCTTGTTAAATTCTTAAATCTCTTTTCAGTATCACTATCATCATCATCTCCGGATAGTATATCATCAAACAGTAAAGAAATAAACATGACACTAAACATAATACCTAAATCACCCATACTTCTATAGAAGCCAAACAACCTATTCTTAGCCCTTTGATCTATGTTACCACCTTGACCATAGTCTCTAGCACCTTGCTCACCAAACTTTTGGGTTGTGTATTCTTGAACTTGTTGATCAAGATATTCTTTACCCATTGTTCTAAAGTTCATATTACCTTGGGCTAATTCTTTTCTTGCAAAATTTAAGAATGATAAAGCAGATCTATATCTACCTTCCATCCATCCTAAATTTTGATCAAAGTATTCTCTCTGGTATCTTGCTCTAATTGCTGGAGCTAACCACTTTTTAAATTGAATAGCTAAAGCACCTAATGTATGAGATTGCAATACAATTCTATCTTCCTTAGCGTAGTTACCATGAATTTGTTTATTGACTTCTCTTATCTCATTTCTGATTTCATATCTAACCTCATCAGTATAAGTTGATTCTTGACCATTCCTTCTAATTACTGTATCAAAACCTTCTTTAATTTTATTACCATGTGTTGTTGCATCATATTCAAATGCATCATAAAATGATAATTGTTCTCCTGTTTTGCTATTCTTAAGCATAGTATCCATAAGTATGGCCATACCCACTTTAGTTTGTGAATTATATTCCGCAGCATCTTGCATTATATAACCCCATTCAGTTGCTCTATCAAACCAACTCTTACCATCATCAGTAGCTCTACTTTGTTCACGTATGTCAGACATACTATCCATCATTCTAAACATGTCAACAAATCCCTCATACTTACTATTAGGCATTTTTTTATTATAGTCTGCTTTAGCTAAACCTGGTATAATCCCTAATGTTACTACGTCAAGTAAATCTTCTGCACCACCATGTGCCGTTCTTTGAACTAATCCTGGGATAGCTCTTTTATTAAATTCCCAAGTTGCTCTTTTAAATGATTTTTGGCTGTAAAATCTTCCACCAATGGACTCAATATTATTATTTATTCTACCAATTAAGTAGTTATTAAAGTTACCAAATGGATTAAATGCTACATATGATAAAGATGATAGTTGAATAAGACCATCTGCAATTTTATCTACAGTACCCTTTGTAATGTTTTCATTATCATAATGAATCATAGACATAAACTTCTTAGCTCTACGTACTACATTTTTTTCTTGTGTACTTGTATTTGCTTTAGTCCCTAGATTTTCAACAACCTTATCTTTTATTTTTGCTGTTAAATTTAATCTCATGCCTGGAGCTGGAGTATACGTTCTTTGCTCTATAACTTTTACAAAAGCCTTTAACGTGTCATCTACAGCACCCATTGTTTCATAGTTTTGGGCCATAGCACTAAACTTAAGTAAACTAGATGCCATATCTGTACTAACTTGACCTCTACTTGGTGTAGCTCTTAACCTTACCATTTTACCATTTAATACAGCTATTTCCTTCTTGTATCTCTGATCTTGGATTTCATTCTTTTTATACTTTGATTGCAAGAGATCAATCTCTTTTTGCAAATCAGCCATATCAGAATCAAGCTTAGGTCTACCTGTATAGTAGATAGGCATCTGATCAATGATATAACCTTCATTATCTAGTATAACATTTTTTTGAGTAGAAGTTTGTTGAAACATATTCCATGCTCTACTCTCTGACATACTAGCGTACAACTTAGTAAACAATGTTCCATTGTCTTTTACTTCAGACATTAATTTATTCTGTACTAATGGTACTCTACCAAGCATGTTTGATGCTTGACCAATTGGAATTTTCTTTAATAAGTCTTTCTCATACATATCTACGTATAAGTTATAGAACTCTCTTTGAGCAACAGACTTGGCATCAGTACCAGACATTATAGCATCATACTTTGGATTTGCCATATTACGTCCGTCAAGTGTAGTAAGAAGTATTTCTCTAAACTCTACTTTTGGAACCATCATATCTTGACGGTCTTCTATAATCTGTCCTGTTGCTACACCTTTTACTCTTACTGCTCTAGTATATTCTATTGGCTCATAGTATCTTGCAACATAAGCAGCATACTCTCCATCTGAAACATTCTTTTTCTTTTCCCAGCTTCCTCTAGTATTACTTTCAGCACCTGGTCTCCATACTTCATATTGGTTTCTTATATCTATAAACTTTTGTGTATATTTATGATATTGCCCTGAAGGACGCAGTGATCCATCATCTCTTTTTTCCTCAGCCATATAGAAGTCTCCATATGCTTTTTTCTTGGCAGCTAAATCTTTATTATATTCTATATCCTCTGCACTTGCTTTTTCTAAATCATATACAGGTCTATACTGATAAGGTGTACCTTCATTGTCATATAATTCACTTCTAAGAGAATTTTGTATAGCCCAGTATTGCTCACCTACTTTTGTTACATATCTACCATTAAATGTACCGTCTGCATCAAACTCCAACATGAAATCATAAAGCTTATCAAGTTTTAGTTCAGGTGATAGTTTAGCAAGCTTTTGACCTGCTGCTCTAATAACTGTTTCCCTTTGAGCAACCAAATCAAGTAATTTTTGATTTTGCGCTTTTCTTATCTTATCCATTGTTGCCAACAAGATGTCAGGAGAAGTAGCTAAATCCTTGGTTTGATATTCTGTATCACTTATATCTGCAGCTTTTTCCATTAAAAGCTCTAGATCTTTTTCAGTAAACAAACTGTCCTTCCCTCCAAAATCATTGCTTGATTTCAACCTAACCATTTCTTTCACATAATCTTTTAATGCAGTACCTACTATTCCTCCTGTGTCAGTACCAGCACCACTAAGTAAATTAAATTGTTGTTGTAATGATAGGATTAGATTCTTTTGAGATTTGTTTAATCCTTTCAAATCATTAAGTATAAACAAACCTTCAAATGTCTTCATATACTTATCAAAGTTCAATACATAAGAAACATACTCTGGGGAGTTTATATTTTTAGGATCATCAATGTAATTTCTAAAATCTTTTACTTGTGATAATGCATCTAATAGTACTTCAGATAAAGCTGTGGATTGACCTTTCACACCTCCAGCCATAGCTAAATTTATATATGCTATTGTTTTAGATATTTGATCAATCTCATTCTCTTTTGTTGATTCCATATATATATTGGACTTCAACATAGGAATCATATCTCTTTTTTCAATAAGAGCTTTTTGATATGTATCTAATAAACCTGCGGCTGCATTATATTCATCATAATTTTCTGCTGCATTTTTATCTGCTTCAGTAGTTTCATCTACTTGGTCTTTACCATTCCATATTTTATTATATGATCCTTCCTGTTCTTGTTCTAACTTACTTTTTTGATAAGAAGTTATTGCTTCTGGTACAAGTGCATCAACTAAATTAAGGTTTTGGCTTATTGGATGAGGAACCCATCTATCAAAGTTTATTGAACCATCAAATACTTGATCAACTCCCGTGCCTTCTATACCTACTTTAAAATGTATTGTAGATGCTGCCCATTCATCATAAGATACTTCGTACCCCATGTTTTCTGCCATTCTTCTATAAACATTTACCTGTAAATTATGCTGTTGTTCTGTAGAAAGTTCAGTAGATAACCCTTGCTGTTTTAAAACACTATCATTTTCTAAAGCATAGAATCTCTCTTTATACTGATTTCCTAAACGTTTTCCTTTTTTATCATTAAGTGGAACCTCTTTACTCAGTTCATTCTTTGTAGTCTTAAGATCCATGATATTAACTCTACCATGTTGATCTATAATAAAGACATCTGCTGTACCTGCCATCTTAGATGCTTCATCAAACAAAACAACTTGAGATAAAACAATTGCTCCTTTCATTTTTAGACTATCCATAATGCTACCTAAAGTATCATATGTGTCTTTGGCTGCCTCTTTAGATATATTATTTGTTTCTAATGCAGCATATGAATCTTCAAAAGAAAGATTTGCAATAACACCATCTAACAATGTATCTACTTCATTACCAATGTCTAAATTTATTTGATGGGCAATTTGTTTATCTTTTGAAAGCTTTCCTTTTATTGCTGTAGTTACTGATGTATATACTTTTTCAGAATCATTAGAGTTTATATATGTATGGTCTTCTTTATTAAGTGTGACAATAGAATCTCCTTCAGCTGCATCCTTTACTGATGCTGAGAGAGAGTCAACTATACCTGAGTTCTCACTCTGTGCTACATTAAACAACTGCATTATAATAGGCTTCTGTGTATCATTAGCTCTTTCTAATGCATCTTTAATTTGTATTTCTTTAGCTGGAGATAAACTATATCTAAGTTTACCATCTACTCTTTTTTCTAATTTAAACTGTATACCTTCTGTATTAAGTAATTTAGCTACATCACTAAGTGTTGTACCTGGCTTAATAGCTGATACCGGAAGTTCTCTTCCAGTAATGTATTTGTTTAAGTTTTCTATTACACCTTTAAACCATTCAATAACCTCTTTAACTTTTGCTAAGAAGCCTTTTGTTGGTGTAGTTTCATATTCTTTTTTGAAGTGTCTTGATAATGCTTGCGTTACAATTTCAAGATCTCTTTCAGTATCACTGAAATTTCTTGTACTGCTATTGTAAGCATCTTCAATTTGTGCGGTTAACTCAGGAAAATTCTTAACTGCTTCATCAAGTAGTGAATTAAACAGTTCTTCATTATCCATCTTTATTGCATCTATAAAAGGATGCAGCATTTCTTCAATAGCTATTTCATCTGTAACTCTACCTTTTATTAGATAAGCTACACCATCCATATAAAAAGAATTTACTTCATTGAAAGCAACATTGTTGGTTTTAGTTTTTGGTAATGATTCATACATTACTTTAGCTTGAGCAACAGACAACATTTTAACTTGTACCTGCGGAAACATTCTCTTAAGATGCATGACTACAGCTCTAGATCTGTTAGTATCCCAAGACCTTGATTTTTCTAGTATATCTCTGGCTGAAAATATATCATTATTAGCTTCTATTCTATAACTCTTTGGTGTTCTTGTTACAGAGAAGGATTCTCTTGGTATATTATTAATGTCTAAATACCTGTAAAATCTTTTTAGATTACTTTCTAAAAAGGCTTCATCATATGATTGAGTATTAGGATTAGAATTATTAATTAAAAACTGACCAGCTAAATTACTTCCTATTCTTTCTCTTCTTAAATTGTCAAGAACACTTTTACCAAAAGCTTGAGTCTTTAGTGAAAATGCAATGTTTTGATCCCTAACCATTGTCTGAGCTTGGGCAACACTAGGAAACACATCAGAATCATTAACACGTTGCCAGTCATTAATAACTTTAGACGTTTTGATATCAGAACCATATTCATCCTTTAATGCTTGGTATCCCGGATCATTTCTATTATAACATTTAGCCATTTGATTATTCTTTAATTATATAAGACATTTAAGTCTTTCAATTATATCTTGTTCTCCTTGTTCTGTTTGTGAAAATAAATCACCATATAAAGCTATTGCATCGTCAAGTGTTTTTATATTTTCTCCAGAAAGCTTTTCTAAAGCAACACTATTACCTTCTACATTTGCATCCCACCATTCTACTAAGCTTGAAGCTTCTGAAATTTCTTCTGAAGCAAAAAGATCAAGTTCTAATTGTTCTTGTTCTTGTTGCTCAAGTTCAGTGGCTTCCGGAATGCTCATATCGGTGTCTTCTATAATAGCATTACCCGTTTCATCAAAGATAAGACTATCTGAGTTCTTAGACAACTCAGCCATTATTTGTGCCATGTCAGCTATATTTGTTTCTGGTGCATCTACATCCGCTTTAACTGTTACAGAGTCTGTAGTTTGATTTACTATTGCTGACTCAGAGTTCAGTACTTCATTAACGTCTTGTATAGCACCTTGATTAGTGTCAACTGGATACTCAACAAGTGGAGCAAATTCATCTGGTGAAAGTTCAGTATCTAAAATTGGATCTGCTGCTCTTTCTTCAGGTAAACTATTTTGTGTAGTCCCTCTTCCAACTTTTCTTGCTTGCTCATAAGTTAATCTTGGTCCTCCAACAAACCCACCACCAAACTGCTGGTTAGATCCCATTGATGAGACCTGAGAGTATTCAGTAACTTTAGAGCTAGCGTCATCTTTTGCAAGCAGTCTAAACAATTTATAAGTATCTTTACCTTGTATTTCTGTTTTGACTCTTACAAATTCTTTTGCATTCACATGATCAAAACTTTCAGTTGTAATAGTAAGTGTATTAGGTGTAGAAATAGGATCAAATTTAACACCATCATCTAAATTACTAGCTTCATACGTGCGGAGCAATGGACCAACAATATTAGATTGTAAGTATCCATATTTAAATTCTTTCATTACATCTTCCTTAGATATACCAAAGACACTTTCAAATTCTACTTGTCCTTTAAGTGCACTCTCTACAGCACCAACATTCTTAAGATATTTATTCATGATAAAAGGACTCATTGCACTCATAAGACTTCCGTACTTAAGTTGCAATCCATCTTTAACCATCATGTAGTGTAGAATATCTTCTGCTACTGCCCTTGTGTCAAGTGAACCATATAGTTTTGCAAATGATGTTTGCAAATCAATTTTATTAGCTTTATTTAATCTTCTCCATGTATCTGCCTTTACAATATTTAACCCTGTATTATTACCATCAGTCCCAGCATACTGTGTACCTATAAAATTATCTAAGAAATAATTAGGTTCTGCACCTTCTTTGGCTCTTTTAAATTGTAAGTCCTCAATTGTTTTTATCAATGATAAGTTTGTGACACCTACAACATTTGGATAGAGCAAAGTATTCTCTACAGAAGAATTACCAGAACTATTATTAAGAAGATGTTGATATGACTTTATTGTTAAGTAAGATAACAAGTCTTGTTCAACACCATTTTTTGTTTTATTATCAAACCCTTTAGAGTCAGTATTCATTTCTTTATAAGTAGGCTTCAAAATATCATTGAAGTCTTGACTCATAGTTAGAATAGTGTTAGGTAAAAGATCATTATGTATTTGACCAAATATCTGTAAGTACTTACTTTGCCAAGTCTTACTACTCTTTCCATATATAGGTCTAACATCCATAGGTGCATCTTTATCAAACAAAGAAGTGATGGTTTCAATATCATCTTTCATCTCTGGTATAGAGCTTGGTAAACCTTGTGTAAGACTTGTTATTTTATTTATCTTAACTGTAAAATCTGCAACCTTATTAAATCTATCAAGTAAAAATAATATTTGCAGTCTTTCATTAGGTGTTAAATCTTCTGTACTGTCTACTGCTGATTCTAAAAATTCATCAGTTAGTTTTACAAATGGAGCTTTATTACCGGTCTTTTCTTTTTGTTTTTGAGCTAATGCAGCTACTGCGTTTATACGGTTTGCTAATAATTTATTAAAGCCAGCATCAAATTGATCATCTTTGTTTAATGCTTGATCATAAAGATCTCTTACTTCAGCTGAATTTATTAAAAGAATTGCCGTTCTTAAAGGAACCCCTAAAGATACCATATTACCAACAAGCCCAACAGCTTTTATATTAAGACCAAATTTTGCTATTAAACGTTCTTTTGCATTATCAGTCTCCATTGTAACTAGAGTAGAAATAATATCTTGTATTCTATCTCCGTTTATTTTGTCCTTAGTAAAGCCATCATATGTATTACCATTAAATTTAATAGGTCTATCTAATTTAATATTATACTCACGTAGTAAACTCAATGCTAAATTAGGCTTAACAATAGCTCCAATTGCAGCACCTTTATTTGCTTCAAAAGCTTTTATCATACCATGAAGTGTGTCAATATCTACATCAGAATCCTTTCTACTTGCAAATAATTCCACACCCTCAAGGTTAGAAAGCTCATTAAATAATTCTTCTAGCATTTTTAAGTCAGCTGCTTGATAAGCTACAGGTAAATCTGACTTGCGTTCTCCGTTATCTTGATCAATAGACTTTAATGATTCACCAGTTACACCAGTATTACCAGCTAGAGTATATCTATAGTCTAAAATATTATTGTTTAATACTGCTTCGTTTGGTGACCCGTGTTTTTTAACGTATGATTTGAATTGTGCCTGAGTAACAGGTAAACCCAATATCAACATTGCTCTAAGAGCTTCTTCATTAATCCTATTTACACCTTGATCATCAGTAACCCTAGTCTGTTCTGCGGCACTTAAAGCGTTATCTCTTCTTATGGCAAGTGTTTTATCTTTATATAATGAAGATGCTGTACTAAATATGTTATTTGGTTCAGATGATTTTAAGTTCATGTATTTCACATACTCAAAATAACTATTCCCGTCTCCGTAAGCTTTAAAGTTTTTATTACTATCTAAGTAGTATTCTTTCATTAATGCATAAACCTTATCAATATCAAAATCTGCTCCTGATATTTCTACAAGTTCTTTAGGAAATATAGCTGTAGAACCATAATACACAGGCATAAAATCAACAATTCTAATATTTACAGCAGAGTGTTTATCTTGTGTAGGTATACGTACTCCAAACATTTTGGCTATCACATCTGGTATAAGAGCATCCTTATTTTCTTGAATAAGTTCCATTACATCTCTAGACATAGGAGGCATAATAGTTTCACTATATCTTACTCCTGTTGGCTCACCATTTTTAACATCATTGTTTTTATATTCCATCACCCCAGTTCTAAGTACATCTAGAACAAGAACTCCGTCATGCTTACCATCAACAAGGTTATTTATATCTTCTAGGCTTTCTCCAGCATAAGAACTTTCTCTTACTACTTCAGACCTACTTGGCATACCATTTTCCATTTCATAGACACGTCTATAAATTTTATGACCAAATGAAGATAATAAAGCAACTGATGTTCCAGGCACCTTTTCTCTTATTGTACCTTTACTGAAGTATGTTAAGAACATTTGTTCAAACTTCTTAGCTGTAATTGGACTATTTAAATTATACTTTTGAACTCCATCTTCAACAGCAAAAAATTCAAGTAAGTTTGATGCTGCTCCTGATGCCATCAATCCTTTTTGTGCTTCTAATAAAAATGCAGCAAGGTTAGGCGTTATGGCACCTTTTTGTTTAGATATTTCAAACTCATCAAGAGCTGTGTCAAAACTAAATATTAAGTTCCTTTTATTCTTATACTTTAGGATTACCCTTTGTCCAACTGCATTATTGTATGCGTCTCTGACATCACCAACTGTTTTAAGTTCAGGGCTTCCTTCTATAAATATTTCTGTAGAACCATCTTGTTCACCAGTTATAAGCTCTTTGATCTGATTCATATCAGTTACTATAAGCTTATTAGATGGGTTAACAACCTGAAGACCTAGATATGAAGTATCTAAATTTATAGATGTTAAATTTTGTGTTGTATCAAATACACCTGACTCAAGTGGGTTTATACCTTGCTTCAACATTTTTATTGCTGAAACTGGTGCCGCCATAGCAAAGTTTTGATTTGCTTCTTCATTAGCTTCCATTTGTTCACGCAAATAATGAAGCTGCTGCATATTAGGTTTGGCTTCCCATATACCGGTTTCTTTATTTCTATTAGATGTATACTCTTTAGTTAATACAGTAACAGACATTTTTAAAGCTGTCTTACCATCCATGTATACAAACTTCTTAGAGTTTATAAAGTCTTGTTTTTTTGCTAAATTAATTGAGTCATTTTGAGATCCCCATGCTCTGTCTGCATTAATGGTTTGACCCATATCAATATCATTTAACATGCTTGCCATTGCAGGACTTAACCTTCCAAATGCAAATGTTGAATAGCGTATACCTTTAGAAGTAATATAAACTTGTGCATCAGCTAAATCAATATCATTTCCTGTAAAATCAGACTTTGCTGTTGGATCCTGGAATGGATACAAATCAAAGTTAGTACTAGCATGTGTTATCCCTTTACTTGGATCAGTGACTTGGCTATATGCACTATAGTATGCTGCATTTTGTAGCTTGGCTCTTTTAACCTTATCAACCATATCTTTTAAAGAAACAGCTTGGTCACCAAGTAATAAATCATTTATTGACTTAGAGTTAATATAATTATTAAAAAATATTTGCTTTAAGTTATATGCAGCATCATCAGTAAGATTTAGTTTAAGTTGTGATAATTCAACAGCAGATCTTGAAACACCTGATGCAATAGTCAACCCTTGTAATACTTGAGTAGATAAATTATCTTTTGCTTTCAAAGATGTAATTACATCATTAAAGTCTTTGAAACTATCTTCTAAGCTACTATTAACTTCAGATCTTATAGATGAATTAGTTACTCCAACAGCCAATGAAACAGCTTGTTTAAATGAAACAGTTTCACCCAGTTTAGCTTTGTCTAAAACTACTTTTAGCAATGCTTGCTTAGTTGTTTCAGAAAGTAGTAGACCGTTATTAGTAAATTTAAAAGCTCTTCCTTTATCAGCCCTATCACTTTTTTCATTATTAAACCCTTCAATATTACCCGGCTCAGTTTCAAATGCTAATGTTTCTCTGCTTATTCTATCAAACTCAGCTTCTATGCTATCTATAAATACATTTATAGCTTGAGGCGTAAGAACAACATTACCATTAACGTTTGTCACTGCTTTTATTACAGGTAAAGGAACAAGGTCTCCTGTATTTGCTGCTTCCATTACTCTTAAAAATACTGGAGCTATAGCAATTTCTTGTGCTCCTTGACCAATTACAGTTTCAACCTTACCTGTTCTTCTGTTAAAGTTTGATACATAATTATTTATTAGGGCTATTGCAAACTCTTGTGGGGTAAATTCCCCAAAGCTTTGAGTTGATTTATTCTTTGATACAGATTCATTTAATATATCTTCACTTGCTTGATCAGCTGCACTATTAGAAATCTGCTCTTTAATTTTACTACCAGCAACTCTTATTACCTTAAGTCTATTTGTATTAGATAGATTTAAAAAAGCTTCATTTTTAAGCAAATAATTATTTGATAAAAACTCATCATTGCTTAACTCATCAATTTTTGATTTGTTATTTAATGCAGCAACACTCTTTAAATGATATGTAGGCAATTGATGTGCATATACTATATCACCATTTGGATTTATAAATGTAGATGAACCAATAGATTCATCAAATGCAGCATTAGAAAGACTTAATTTAGTAAGTCTTGATGCCATACCATCTTCTTTAGTAGAGAACAGATCAGCTTTTTTATTCAACCCATCATATAGTTGATCTAGCAAACTGTTTGTAATGCCATCCTCTGTATATCCATCAGCTAATGCTTTTAGCTCAGGGCTATTTTTTAAATCTTCTTCAGTTTTACTTTTAGCAATACTATAAGCAATATAATTAGGACTTAATCTAATACCTATTAGGTCAAACATCTTTTGAGAAAACTCTCTTGACATTTGATATACCATAGATGTATCTTCTGGATATGATGTCATAGCTTCCTTCATATCCTTTGTTAATCTTAGAAAGTCTTTTACTCTGTTTGGATTAGCTGTAGCAAGTTTCTTTTTTGTTATGTATGCTTGGGCCCATTCATCTAGTTGAGCATTAATATCATCACGCTCAGAGGCAGTATATATTAATAAGTTTCCATTTGAATCTCTCTCATTAAATATATAATCAACCTTATAGTTTTCAAACCCTTTTAATATTGATATCAGTAAAGAACCATCTTTAACATCTCTGAAAGGTTCAGTAGAAGTTAATGCTTCTATTGTTAAACCAGTATCATTAAATAATTTATCTACAACTGCTTTACCTTGTGGGTTTAATCTAGAATATGAATACATTCTTTTAAGCATAACCACAGGATCACTTTCATTTGAAACTGATTTTAATATAGTAGTGTATGCCTCTAGAAACTTAACCGGTACTATTAAAGGTTCTCCCTCCGTTAACTCTGTCTTTCCAAAAAAGTCAGTGTCAACCATAGTTGTAGTTGCTATATAAGATCTAACTTTATATGACAAAGAATTAAAACCACCTATCTCAGCTGCGTCTTTATTAAAATCACTTGTACTTCTTACACCTGATGTTTCCTCAACGTTTTCTATTTTTAATTGATTAGCCTGATCCATATCAGAAATAACATTAACCAAACCAAAAACTTCTTTTTTAATATCTTCTGGGTAATTAATAAATGCCATATCTATCTGTTCAAGATATAGTTTTTTGGCACCAGAAAACCCTTTATTAGCTTCTCCTTCCGGATCAAGCATTGTCATAAAGTCTGCTTCTAATTCATTATATATTTCAGTAGGGTTATATGACTTTTCAGTTAATGAAAGTTCATTTACTCTTGTTATAAACATACCCGCCATTGATCTAATCAAAGGGTCTATTACATCTGAGTCAACATATAATTCACCTGATGGCTCACCTGCATCAACTACTTTAGAAGCTGTATCATATCTCACTAATGCATTAGCAATACTTAATGACCCACCTAATGAGTCTTCTAATTGAGTAAATTCATTAAGTTGTACAGGTGCATTTTTAAATTTACCAGCATCTATGTTTTCATATAATGTAAGTAACTCTACAGAAGAGTACTTAGAGAAAACACCTTTAATCCATTCTATTAACTTAGTAAAGAATGATTTTATCTCAGTATTAGTTTTAGAAGATCTTGGGTTCTTTTTAAATGCCTCAAACTCATCCGCTAAATATTCTTCAGCAAATTCATTTTCTAATTCAACATCAGTCATTTCCTGATATTGCTCAGCTGAATTTCTAAATCTTTGTAATTCACTCTTATATTTAGATCCGTACTTTGCTTTTACTTCTGCTTTTGCAATGCTTCTATATTTATTAATTTGTTCTTGGGTAAGAACAGTTCTAAAAATACTGTGAAACGCTTCATGATACTTGTATGGGCTAAGTGGACTTGTATATATAATACCGCTTACATCTACACCATTAGCTATCCTATCTAAATTCAAAACAAATGCACCTACTCTTTCATATCCGTTAGAAACACCATTATCAGCAAGAACTATTAAATCCTCTACACCAATTATATCCGGCAGGTTTTCACTTGCCCAATCTAAAAATTCATTATAGTCTTCTACACGTTCAGTCTCTGATGTAGCTTGTACTAATTTGTTAGCACCACGCTCTAATTTTTTTCTTTTAGCTAATAGATCTTGATACTCTTTACTTCCTCTAATAGCTTTTACTTTATCTTTTTTAGTAGTTAGACCTTCTTCTAACTTTTCTTTTAGAGCTATTAGTTCATCTTTAATAGTTTCAAGTTTTGTTTTTCCTGTAGGCTTTTCAATAGCCAATGCACCAGGTCCTCCTTGAACTGCAACAGCATAAGTAACTGATTGACGGAAGACATCATTTTTCATTAACTCTTGTTCACGTGGACTTAGCTCAATACCTCTCAGTATTGCATTTACAATATGATCAAGATTTTTTTGATAGTCTCCAAAGTTATTACTATCAACTCTGTCAACCATTTCTTCAAATTCAGCATCTTCCATATCAGATACAGACTCATCAGCTTCTTCAGCTGTAGGTCTTTCTCTACCCATTGCTGATTTCAACTCTATCTCATCACTTCTAGTTGCATTAGGTATGTACGCTATATCACGTGATAGTTGTATAGCATCTGACTCAGCTGAAACTTCTATTGTTTGATTTTGTACTACTTCTGGTAATACCTCTGTAGTACTATTATCATATATTTCTTGAGGTGCAACACCTTGAGCAAAAGACTTTCTGAAGTTTTTATTTTTTAAATCTGCACTTAATTTTTCTACAGCCGGATCAGTATTATAATTTGTAAGTAAAGTTTGAATTACATCTTTAGCTGATAGATCTTTTGCATTAACTTCTTCAGGCTTTAAACCAACGTTCATGCTTGTTTTACTGCCTTTATTATCTAAAGAAATAAAGATAGACCCATCAGGACCCACATTAAGTTCAATCAAGTTACCAGGTCTGCTACTTAAAAATAATCTTTCTGATAATTCTTGATTATACTTTGCAGCTTCCTCCATGCTTTTTTCTGAATCCTTAATAGCACCTATTCTTTTAGCTGCCTCAACTACATCTACATATAGTTCTTCTAATTCAGTATTAGTATATTCAACCGGTTTTAAATTTACTTTTGCATATGTTCCATTTGGCAATCTTACCATAGCAAGATATCTATCTGTGCCTTTACCAGCATCCAATAGATTATCCCATTGATTTTGTTTTTTTAATTGTGTTTCAATTGCATCTTCCAAAGCATCTCTTTCTTTACCTTTTAAATTTGTAGTAAAGTCATAAGTTCTTTCACCAGTTTCTTTATCATATTTTAAATCAAAAATAAATAAGTTACCCGCTTCATCTGCAGTATCATATAACAACGCATCCATTGGTAGAGGATATACTCTTTCTCTTGCTTTAGCATATGCAACTCTTCCTCCTTTAAGATTTAAGTTTATACTAAAAGGTATATCTTTTGAGTCTGCCATAAAGTAAACAACCTCATCTCCCACATTTAAATTATCAAATGTTTGAACAACTAATGCATTCAATGCAAATGCTCTATGTACTTGTTCAAGAGCTTCTGCTTTTTGTTCTTTATTTAAACCTTTTTTTGCTAGAATAACATTGCTTGCTTGTTCCGCAGTCATAGATCTTGGATCTATAGGGGAGCCAGTACGTTGATCTCTAATTAAAAATGATTCATTATTTAAATAAGCAAATACTCCTTCCGGACTATTAGATGGTTCAATACCCATCTCAGCTAACTTTGCATTAATAGTTTCTCGTAATGCAGGATTAGCTATACGTATACCAACAACGTACTTACTTACTAATCTATCTATTAATGGATTAGCTTCTTTATATACTTTACCTTCTCTATTTTTAGCAGTGTAAGATCCAGTATTAGTTCCTCCTCTTGAATCAAGAGATACAACCAACTGTAAACCGGCTATTTCTTCTGGAGATAACATACTAAGAATAGCATTATATCTTTCTCTTGCTTTGGCATTATCAGATGATGAACCACCTTCAGTGTAATTAACATGAGGGTAAAGGGTAGTCAAATCATTAGTTTGAATTTTTGTTACCGTATCTGGAATTAAATTAAATGTAGTTTCTTCTAAAGTAAATCTACCTTTAAATTCTCCTTGCGGTATATACAAAAACTTTCTTTCTGCAAAAGGTCCTGTGTTATCAGACTCTTTGATTACTTTAAGTTTTTGGTTTGCACCATACTTTTTAGAAAAGCGTGGATCTTGAACAACAATATATTTTACACCGTCTTTATATATAACTTGACCATATGTTAATCCTGTTACTCCATCAAAATCAAAAGTAGTTGATGAATCTACAAGGTTTGCATTTAGTGCATCTAAAGCATTCTTAGCTATTTTACCTTGGTCTGCTAAGAAAACTCCTTGAACAGATTTAAAGTTGGTATCTAAAAACTCAATAATATCATCTGAAAGTTCATTGCCTTTTTTATCTAAAAACTTGTACATCTTTACAATTTCTCCAGTCTGATTATCTACTACAGATATTTTATATATATCTGCAGTAACACCGCCTTTATAGAATTTTCTTTGTGGTGTGTTTTCTAGAGCTTGACCTTTTTTTAACTTTACATCTGCAATCTCAACTACATCAGCCATATCAACTCCTGATTGGTTTAATATAGATGTTATAACTGGATTATTAATTAATACTTCAGGGTCCAGTAAAAACTCTTCTAATCCTACATCTTCTTTTATTACATCTGTTCCAAGAGGATTATTAAATTCTAGTGTGCCTTCTACTCCTACCTCTGATTTTCCTGATGCCCATACTTTTTTAATTGCATTAACAACATTTCTAATGTTAACTGCTTCAGCAGAACTCATCCACGCAGTACTATCTAAAATAGGTAAGCCTAATCTTGCTTGCTTAGCTCTATAATTTTTATAGGCTCTCTCCAATGCCTTAACTAATAAAGGACTATTAGTGCTTACATCAATTTTTATATCTATACCTGCCTTTTCTAAAAGTACATCAAGTGCAGATCTTGTTTCTTCAGTTTCTTCAATTGCAATTTCTTCTTCGGTTTGTGGTGCATCATCCTCTTTAGTATTGTCTGCTCTAGTTTCTTTATATGTAGTTAACAATCTTTGGACTTGACCAAATGCTACTGTATGAATTTCAGGTTGTATTTTACCATTATCATCATAAAAATCTGTCAAGAAAGCTGCATTACCAGTCTTCAAAAACATTTCTGTTTGTGCTATTGCTGGATAAACACCCAACTTACCTAACTGATTTATTAGTTCATTTGCCTCAACTATATCTACATACTGCTTTAACATTTCTTCTGTTATCTTAGCACGTTGATTATATATCTCTTTGTTTACTTCATACTGTCTTTGTTGAATCTCAGAAAACTTTTCTGGATTTTGCATGTACTGAATAGCTTTATCATATACACGTGCTCTTCCTTTTAATGCACCGTAGTCAACAATTTGTTCTAAGGCAGCATCAATTTTTGCTTCATCCGCAAATGAACCAGCAGAAGATGCCATAAATCTTATATAGTTTCTAAACTCATTTCTAAGCTTTCCTTTTAAAAGTTTGTTTCTTTTAAAGGTTCCATTCTTAAATCTATTTTGTGGATCAGAAATGATCTTTTGAATAGCTTTTAATCTTTTAATTTTTTCTCTTTTGGTTTTGTTAGATTCCCCAATACCTTCAGTTGCACCTTCAGTTGCAATCACTTCAAGGTTAAGCATGTCTATCTCATTCTGAATTGATTTCTCATCAAGCAGATTAGTTACATCATTTGCAGACATTTTATCAAACAAAGGATCAGATTGTAATTTATTATAGATACTATCTGCTCTTTCTAATGCTCTAGTAAATCCATCATTTGTAAACATGTATAAATAACGTACATGTTCATATGCTTCTTCATTAAGCATTTCCTTAATGTATTCTCTTTGCTGTGTCTTAGGATTAAACTTGTTTTTGTTAAATGGGTTTTTAAATTTGTCCTTGTTTTGATTATAAGACTCTTCCATCTTATCAATACCTACAAGCATATTATTAATACGTTCTCTTAACTTACCATCCTTCTTATCTTTATTAGATACTCCAGGAAATGCCTGAGCTAATTCTACATCACTTAATTCTAAAAATCCTTTTAACTGATCTTTAAAATGCTGTGAACCATTACCTGCAAACATTGTATAATATTGTTGGAACTTTGATCTATCTGCATTGTCAACAAAATTAAACATGTCAAGAGCACTCCTCATATTCTCAGCAGCTTCTTTTTGAACCATAAAGTTCAATCTGTTTAAGTCAAATAAACTAGATGGATCTATAGCTTGTGAATCCCATGATTTGTTATAAGACTCAACAACTTTATTAATCATTGTTTCTCTATTAGTCTTATACTCAGTATATGCTTCTTTCTGAGACTTACTTGCTAAACCAATTCCAGCTTCCTGCAAACCATAATTATATATAGAAGGAACACCTTGAAAGAATAATTTTTGAGGACCACTTACTAAACCACCCATTAAAAAACCAGATAAGAATACACCTGCTCCTTGTGATGAAAACTGATCACCCATTGCTGATAGTATCATTTGATTCTTAAGAGCTTCTCCCCCTTGCGCAGGGTTATTTAATATTTCTGTATAGTATCCTACAGTTGCAGCTGAGATAGCTTCTTGACCAATCTCTTGTATACCTTCTGCAACATTAGCAGCAAAGTAATCAAGCATTGCTATACCCCCACTACCAGCAAGTCCTTTAAATCCACCGGCTTTAACTTTTGCTACAGTATTTTTAAATCCACCACCTATATACTTGAATGGGCTTTTGATAACTTCACCTGCAGCATTTACAACTTTTTTACCTGCGGTATTAACAATGTTTTTATTAATCCCCTTTTGAAACGTAGCACCAAGAGATCTTTGTATACCTCTTTGAAAACCACCCATTGCATTACCAATAACAAACCAGTTACTAGCATATATAAGAGGTGCATTACCTAACATAGTTTTGAATGCTGCTTGATTAGCTGCAGCACTAACATCTCTATTATCAGTAATACCTTGACCTCCACTAAAATTATTAGCATCTGTAAGACCTTGCTTCATAACTTTATTATATACCATCCCTGACTCCAGCTTACTTTCAGCCATTGCTAAGTTTACTGCTCTAAGATCTCTATAGAAACCTCCAAAGCCAGTACCCATTTTAGCTAGGTTGGTCATGTTTTGTCCAGCATTTTGTGCTGTCTTCATATTTTGGAATGCCTTCAGAGTATTTGGTGTAAAGCCTTTACCTAATGTATTAAGAGTCATTTTTCCACCTGTAACAGCAGCATTATAAAAATCTCTTGCTGTCTCAAGTTCTTTTGCTTTTTGTAGTATCTTTCTTGTTCTATCAAATAGCTTAGTAAAACTATATAAAGCTTTCCCACCTTTACCAATATTTGAAGCAGTCTTTACAGCTGCAGGTGCAGCTAAAGCTCCTCCTGATAATCCTGATGCACCAGCAAGTATAATCTCTTCAATAGCAATAGAACTTAGTATACCAAATGTATATGCAGAGTTAGCTGCTAAATTATTGAAGAAAGCAAGGCCACCACCTCTTGTAGATGATGAAATACCCATAGTGTCTTCAAACTCAGTTGCAGCTTCAAAATCAGGAGCAAGATAATCTCCACCACTAAACAAAGATCCATATACAGAATTTAATCCTGTACCAGCAAGAGACATCCATTGACCTCTCATTCTAGTCATATCATCCCATATAGTAGAATTTGCATTATAATAATTCTCCATATTAGAGTATGGAGAAAATCCTAACTTATCAAACTCAGGATGATTATAATATCTCTCAAATTGACCCTGTCTCATTCCTGAAAATATAGGAGCCATTCTAGTTTCTGAAATTGGTTTTTTTTCTAAAGTTAATGCTTTTTGAATCAGGGAAAAATCATTATCTGCAGGTTGATCTTGAGATCTTGGGTTATATGTATCAGATGCAAAACTAGGTACAGCTACTCCTAATGAGGCCATAGCTCCTATACCATACTTATCTATTTCAGCTTTGTATTCATTTACACCTGAAACATCATCAGCTGCTAAATCACTACTTAATAGATAGTCATTAAAGTTTTCCTCTGGAGAGTCAAACATTTCTGCAATTGGCTCAAAGCGGAACTGCCCTTCAGGTATTATACTTGGGGCAGGTCTTTCTTGATTCTTAATCTCTTGCGCTAATGGCTTATTAGATTCGTTTTCCATCTACTTTTGATTTATTATTTACCTTGTATTGCCTGATCCTTTTTTCTAAGAGCCTGATTGTTTCTTCTAATTTCTTCTAGTGTTTGTTGTACTTGATTTACTTGCAAATCAATTCCTGGCAAGCCTTGTGAGAAATCCATTTTATGAGTATTTGTTGATGTTGTATACTCACTCCAATTAGCTTGTAGATCTTTGTCTGTTGGGTAAGGGTTATACCTATTGATTTCTGTTATTAAATCATAATCACCTGTACCATTTTTTGCAATTCTATATGTAGCTGTAGGTGTTATACCATTATCATTAGGAACTGTGTATTCAGCGTAACTACTATTGTCACCACCAAGAATATCTATTTCTGTTGAAGAAAAATAATCATTCTTTCTTGCTTTAATGTTTATATCATCTGACTGTGGAAATACTATAAATATACCTGTACCATCATTGTTTTCTCCTAATCCTTTTAATCTAGCAATATCATCTGTAGTTAATGCACCAAACTGTTTTGCAACATCTGCTGAAGATCCTTTTACTTTTGATGCTAACCACTCTGCCATATTACTTATTTCAAAACCAGCATGAGTTTTATCTCCTTTAGAAGCAATATCATAAACTGATTTATATGCAAGATCAAATATAGGTGCTATTGCAGCTGAGTTGGATCTCTTAGGATTACCAACCCAGGTTTGTGCATCTTTCATTAAAAGATTAAATACCTTCATTGCTAATGGATCTTTCTGCACCAACTGGTCTTCATTAGTTAAGTTACCTATACCAATACCATACGGTGTACCTGATTTCTTTAATGAACCTATCTGAAGCGCCATGCTTTTTACTTCATTATAAGCATCTGAATCTGGAGCTAATGGATTAAATCCATATTCAAAAGTAATATTATTTGTTACATCAGCATAGCCACCATCAATACCAAACTTAATTGATTCAAATGTAGCAGAATTAGTACCTGCATCCATTCTATCTGTTAGAGCTGCATTTAAATTTGTAGTTAAAGCATCATAAACTTTCCCTGCTTCTTCTCTAAGTTCACTCTTTGAAATTCTGTTTGCTTGTTTAGGTATATCTATAGGTCTAGCACCTCTTATTGCTTGTACTGCAGGTATACCAGTATCTTCAGTTGTGAACATTGTTCCATCTTGATCTGGACTATCTACATAAAATAAAGGTGTGCTGCTATTAAAAGCTGCTCTAACCTTATTCATATCCCAATTACCCATCGTTTCTGTTACCCTGTAATCTTTATTGGCTCTACCATCTACTGTCCAGTCTTGATCAGTATTAGTTAATTCACCAGCGTTAAGTCTTCTTAAAGCTTCTTGAAAATGTTCTTCTTTTGTATATGGTATACCGTTCTGATCAAACTTACCTGGCATACCTGCTTCAAGCATACCCCCTATGTTTTTATTAGAAGTTGATCCTGTTGTAGTTGCTTTTAGAATATCATTATTTTCAAAGGCTTCATTATAAACTTCATATGCCTTACTTATAAAAACATCACCTGCCTTTCTCTTTGTTTCAATTCCATTTGGCCCAACCATTCTATTATATAATCCATCATACCTAGTAGACATGTCTGCATCATCACCCTGAGTTATTCTTATATCATCTTTTGTTTGTTGTCTAGTATTAACAAAATTATCTTTATTAGTATTATAAAGTTCTGTTATACCATCTAAATACTTTAATCCTCCTGTACCATCATTATTTACAGTAGCAGATAACATACGTCTTAGGTCCTCAATAGATCCATTTACTTCTCCTCTACCAGGAATATTTATAGTATATGTTTGATTTTCATCTGCCGTGTTCCCCTTTGGATTCATTAATTGTAGCATACCGGGTTGTGTAGCAGTTCCTAATAATGCATTTATCTCATCTTTACCAACGCTTTGTACATGTTCAGCATAAGCTTTTTGTGTATCACCAATAATATCTGAATTTGCTGTTGGCTCTCCATCTTCATCCACCGCAAATGTTGTTGTATTATCATCACTTATACTAAATTCAGGACTACTTAATGCACTAAATAAATCATTAGCGGCACCACCACCATTGACACCCATACCCTCAGCCCAAGGTAATGGAACAAGATTACCCTCAGCATCATATTGATAACCTTTATCCAACATTGTATTAGCATCTCTTCTGTTTGCATTATATGCTGCAAGATTAAGTTGATTAGCTGCACGTGCTCTAATTTCAGCCATATTCCACATAGACTTCTTTTCATCAACAGCAAACTGATTTGGATTCATTTCATAAATGTAATCTCTAGCACTCCAAGCCTGTGCGGATTCTTTCATATCTGACATAATATTACTTTGCATATATAAATTATATGCTTTATTAATCAGATTTTTATTTGTTGGAGTAGGTCTACTTACTTCTTGAGCAATTTGTTTTTTTGCTTCTATATCTAATTTATATTTTTCAATATCAGATAGTTGTTCTTGATTTAATTTATCTAGTTCACTACCAGGAACAAGACCATTTTGACCTTTATAATTAGACCATGTTACTGCAGAAGTCTCTAACTTACGTAAAGTTTCAACATCATTATTTAATTCTGCTATATTTCTTTCTTCAATTCTTTTGATGGTTTCTGAAGCCCATAGTTCTTGACCATTACTAAGAGATGCAGCAGCTCCACTTTCAACAGCTTGAGTGGCCCAGTCCATTCCTGAAACATAAGCCTCCATTTGATAAGATTTCTGTACAGATGGATTATCTAATAGTGTGTTTCTTATTTGTTGTAACGCTGCACCAGTAACTAAAGAACCATTTTGTTCAGTAATAATCCAATCAGTATTAGTTATTTCTTTTCTGTTCTCACGTGACTCTGGTAAATTCTTATTAAAGTTTGGATTTGGTTGCTTGGCAAATCTATCCATCTTCATTTTTAATGGGGGATCCATGTTAGCCAACATTTGCTGACTCATTTTAAATAAGTTAGCTTTTGGTACATAATCAGGAAGAGCCATGCCTAATGCTTGATCTGGATCAGAATTAATAAATTCATCCATTTTGTATTGCATACCTCTTACACCAACATCCCAATATTTTTCTTGTACTGTTTGGTCAGGAGAGTTTAATAAGTTCTGTGCTCTTTGAGATTGGTCTCTAAACCTTGAGGTAAAGACCATATCTTTGACAGTAATATCATCATCATAGAATGGTGCAAACACACCTTTAGCTGCATCTACATTAGAAGCTAGTGATAAATCTAATCCTGATATTTGTTCTATTTGTGGAGCTATTTGTTCAGCGTACTGATCTCTTCTCGCTTTAGTATCCTCTCTTGATAAGTCAGCATAAACAACTTTATTGTATAAGTCATTTGTAGCTTTATAATTGGCATCATACTTATCCGTTCTAGTTTGTAGAACGGCAGACAGAAATTTATAATCCGGTGTAAACGGTTTAATGTCTGGTAAGTAAGTATCTGCTCCTTTAACGTATGTTGCCATAATGTAAAATTAATATAATTATATAAGTTTACAAAGTGTTTTGTATAAACCCTTTAGGTTTACATTCCCATCTTACCACTGTAAAACGGCACTGCCCACTTTGATAGTCTTTTTATTTCTTTTCCTTTTTGTGATTGATTCAACATTCCTCTTGCTGCATCATAACCTACAGGTGCACCTTGATTGATTAGCTCTTGTTGTGCATTTGATCTTGTATTAGTAGTATTTGAGTCAGGACCATATATCCTTTCCCACATATCTTTTGTAACTTCTCTTTGAACACCCTTATCATCTTTACCAACAAGCTCCTGTAATCTTTGCCACTTTTCTATATTTGCTTGAGTTTGATCTCCTTGAGAATCTTTCAACAATCTTTTACCATTAGGACCAAATTCAACATCACCACCTTTTAAAGGGTTAACATTATAATAATCATACAACTGGTTCATATTATATGTATTGGCTGCGTTTGTTATACCAGCATTATATAAATCATTATATCTACCAGTTTTCCAATTTTTAAAATTCTGAGCATTCTGTAATGCTACAGTGGTATCATCATATAATTGTTTGTTTGTTGCATTGTTAGCCATGTCAACTTTCATATCTAGTTGTGGTTGCATTGTTGCAACTTGATTCATAGTTCTAACATTGTTCTGGTTAACTTGATTTATAGCTTTAGCATTAGCATCTAAAGTTTTACCTTGAATATTACTACGTGCAATTGCCTGTGGTCCATATGCACCTAATGCATTTGCCATAGTGTTTTGTGCTGCTAAATTTGCATTGACTCTTCCTGTATAATCATCTAATACATAATCAATTTTTTGATCTTCTAGTTGAGGAGCCCAAGGCAGGAACAATTCATCATCAATAGCATTTAATGCAAGTATGTTATTAACATCTTGTTTCCACCACTCTTTTTCTGGGTCAGGTTTAACTGGTGGTGTTTTTTTCTTTTCTTCTGGATCATCTGGTAAATCCATAAACTGCTCATCACCAGGTTGATAGTCCATATCAAACCCAGGTGCATTTACAGTATAACCACCTCTCTTACCATCAAACCTTCTTTTATTCCATTCATCATCTAACTTGCCATCACCATCTTTATCATAAGTATCAGGATCATTTTTAAGTCTTTCCTCCAATACTTCATCGGTAAAGAAATAAGGTATGTACTGAACACCTTTTTTATCAAAGTATGCTTTTCTTTTTTCTTCATATTTATTTTGGAATCCTCTCCAGTTTGCATCATAGTTTGGATCACTCATTTTCATATTAAACTTGAAGTCTATACCATCTGCTTTTAAAGCATCTATAACAGCCTGATTTCTGTAATAAAAATCTTCTTCTGATTCTTTACTAGAAAACATATCTGAACCATATCCAAAGCCATCTGTATTTTTAGACTGAGTATCAGGCAATTTATTACCAGAAAACTTACCACTTATAAAAGTTGCTACGTCACCTACATCTGGATCATTATTTAACTCTTGTTGAGTTCTTATTTCAGGAGTATAAGTATCAGATAAACCACCAGCCCCAGATATTTTATTTTGATCAAACACCTGAACTTCAGTAGCCTCTTTCATAGTTCTACCATCAATAGGCCCTCTAACAAAAGATATTTTATTTTTACCGTCTTTCTTTACTATTGTAGGAGAATATCCATCTGCTATATACTTATCATACTGTTTAGCTTTTTCACTTCCAGCAGCATAAGGATTTTTAGCACCATTAGTATTAACCACAGTTTCTACTTGTTTGTCAGTTGCAGTTGTAGTTTTATCTGTTGTTAGAGCATCTGTTTCTGTCTCAGTAGTTGTCTCAGTAGTTTCTTCCATGAGTCTATATGCATCTGGCACTTGACCACTTTGAATTGCAATAAGAGCTTGTCTTCTTAATTCTGATTTGGGTATTGGATCAGAACCATCTTCTAGATACCATGCTTTACCATTCCAAGTAGCATCTTTCATGTTCTTAGGATACCCAATTTTTTTTCTTTCATAGTAATCTCTTGCAGTTTCTCCTTTCCTTTGATAGCTTTCTAATTCTTTACCATAACCAGCTTTAACTAAAAAGTCTCCAAGCTCAGTTCCATACTGTGCCATAGATCCCATCATAGCATTATTTTCCATTGCTAACCCTGGCTCTCCTGGTTGAGGCATAAATGCTTCCATAGGTGCTGGCATTCCTTGCTGAGGCATCTGTTGTTGCATACCTTCTTGCTGTTCTTGTTGAGCCATCATTTGTTGCATCATCATTATTTGTTGCTGTTGCTCAATAGGTAATGCTGCTAAAGCTTTAGCTTCTGCTTCTTTCCTTGATATCTCTTCTACTTTAGCTGTAAACTCAATAGGGTCTTCACCTATAGAAACTAAATATGGATGAGATGCTAAAGGTACACCATCAGAAAAATCCTTTTTGGCTTCTTGTACAAAAGCAAGCTTTGATAAGTCATTCATGTTTTTCTTCAACATAAGCTCTGCACTTGTAGCTGATATTTTATCTGCATACTGTGAATCTAATTCACCATAATACTCTTGTAACCCAAACTTCTTAGAAATTTTAGCAGGTGTTTTTTTACTTCCACCTACTCCAAACTCACTCATTTCATCTTTTGTAAACTTAAGTTTTCTTGTGTCAGAAAAAACAAAAGATTGTTCTGGCAAAAACATTGGTACACCTCCACTACCGTGTCTTGGTCCTTGTATGTCATACAGACCAAATGTACCGTCATCATTTAAATCAGTTAAAACTGTTTCTCCACCCTCTGCTTCTAAATTAGCATCTTCTCTGGGTACACTTGATAAACTATATCTAACAGATTCATCACGTGAATTATTAAAATTAGTATTACCATAATATGCTTGTGGAGTTGTAACCAAACCGTAGTCAGATTGATCACCTGTTACCATACCACCATGTTCCATAGACATTGCATCTTCAACAACCTTTCCATTACGGATGCTAAAACCTTGTGGTAATTTGTTTATTTTAATTTTTGCCATAATTATAATTTTTCTATGTCAGCTCCAGCTGCAATTAGTTTTGCTAACATTCTTGAATCAACTTCTACAGTTTGTTCACCTCCATTTTGTTTTTTTGATTTAATCAAATGAAGATACCCATCACTATCATCATAATAGGTTTTATTTTTAAAGCTATATGATTTACCATCTTCTGGATCCGGGTCTGAAGTATAATAAGGAGCTTTATTTTTATGATTTACATTAACCTGTTCACCTGCATTATATGCTTCAGGATCAATTTGTGATGCTAAATATTGCTGTAATTTAAACTGAGGAAACATCTTGGCACCGCTTACGCTATTACTATTTCCCACAAATAATGTATCATTTTGAGTAACTCCCATTTGAGACATAATATCTTTTATAGCTGTAACATCACTTTTGTTTTTATTTTTAAATAATTCTATATATTCATCTAGATATTCATGATCATAGTTTTTGATTCTATTTTTTCTCTCTTTCCTAGTTTCACCTTTATCTTGATACTTAGATAACTCTCTTTTAATAACTCTATCCCTATTTGCTAAATATGCTTCTTCTCCTTTAGCTCCACCATATGCCATATTACTAAGTATGTTATGCTGTGCTTCTGGAGGTAATGCTTTGAAGCCAGGGTTGTTTACACCACCACCTTCTTTACTCATATATAATCCTGTTGTTGCGTCACCTTCACTACCCATCAAACCAGAATTAATATCAAACGTACCTCTTTTATTAAAGGCATCTGTCTTAGTTCCATATATATTATCTGCAACTAAATCACCTCTTAATTCTTCTTGTGCTTTCTTTTTATTTCTTTCATCAAACCAATCATTAGCAACATCTGCTGCACCAACAGCAAAGTTTGATAAATCACCAAATGCTGTGGCAACTGTACTATTTAAAGCTCTATCTAAAAATCCACCTACACCACCATAGTTTGCATCAACTTCAGGACCCTTTATATCTGTAAATAAATCTGCTGCTGATCTTTGTGCAGGCACATCATTTGTTTGAGCTACTGGTGGAGTTGGGTTAAAAGGATTATTAAACCCAGCTACATATTCTTGATACAATTGTGGACCATTAGCAACACCTCTTGTAACAGGATCTTGCGCAACCCATTCTTGAAAAGAAAGCATTTGATTTGCTACTGGACCTGCCATTTGCATATTAGGTATTTCAGCTCCATACTTAACTAACATTTGTTGATAGTCAGAAAAATTAGGAACGCCTTTATTAAACCCTGGATCTAAAGGACCATCATAGTCTTTTGGTATAAACTGATCAAACCCAGGATCATTATTTTCAATAGACTCTGGTAATTTCATATCAAAGCTAGGATCTAAATCTACTTCTTGTGGATCTTTACTAGTAGCACCTGGGTCTTTACCGCCAGCTGACATTGGATCTACTTTATATTCAGTTGGTATTTCTTGTCCTTTCCTTTTTAATATAGATTCAATATATGCTTTTGTTTCTGCTGATCCACTTTGCCACTTTTCTAGCAAATCATCAGATACTTTTTTTACGGCACTTGGGGCATTTATATCATCTAGTACTTTATCTGCTTCTGTTTTTATAATATTTCCTAATGCATCTTTCTGTTGAGTTAGTTCTGGATTTTCAACTTGAAATTGTTTAAACCATGTTGCTGCAGCATTTTTATTTTCATCACTTGTATCAAACTTAACGTCATAAGTGGCATTAGCCATCTTTTGCATTTTGTTATTAATATGCTTACCACGCCAGTCTCTAAAGCTACCATCCTTTACACCATCACCATCTTTATCCTTACCACTAAACATATCTTCATATGCAGTTAAAGCCACGTTTGCAGCTTTTCCTAAATTAAATTCTGCATCATTAAAAATAGCAGGATTAATATACATTGGTCCTGGCTCAAGTATACCTTCATCTTCTAGATTACTTATTAAACCTTTATTTTTAGTTTTAACTGCGTCCTCACTTTTAGAAGCATTTAAAAAATCAGACATCATTTTTGTATTATCTGTACCCTCTTCAGATGTTACTACTGCTCCTGTTTCTACTCCGTCTGCTGCTTTAGGTGCATCATGATTATAACCTGCTTCTTTAAGTCTAAGATGAGTAGCCATATCTCTAGCTCTAATCTTTCTATCACCTTTATACATAAAGTGTGGTTCAAATTCACCACCCTCTTCTTTTTTCCATCCAGCTGCATTCTTTGCAAAGTTAGCCATCTTAACTACTGAAGCAGGATAGTTATCTGTATTGCTCATAACTTTGTTATAAGCTTCAGATACTGACATACCTCTTGCTTTAGCCCATCTTGTAAACTTACCCTTGTTTTCTGGTTTAATTTCTATACCAGATTTAGCCTGATCAATAGATGTTATATTCATATCCATACCAGGAGCTTCTTGTTGTATTTCTTCTGCTCTTGCTAGTTGTTGTGGATTATTTGTAATTTGCTGTGGACTAGGTTCTTGTGGTTGTTGTAGTTTTTGTACATCTTCAAACAAACTTATAATTGCTTCTTCTTCATAACCCAACTGCATAAGAGCTTGACCTATAATATTTTGATCAACTTCTTGCTGCATTAAACCCATCAATACTTCTTGAGGTTGCTGACCTTCTTGAACAGCTGCAGTAAACATTTCACTTATCTGCATAACTTGCGGATCAACTTGAGGTTGTTGCTGCAGACCAGGTTGTTGAGGAATCATTGATCCTCCTTGTTGTTTTACACTTTTTTTGTTTAAATCCACGTTGATAATATTATATTATTAATATACAAATAATTAAGGAGATTCACTAATCTTTAGGGTTTAAGCTTGATAAAGATGAGTCAAAATATAGTTAGGTGGTGACATATTACCCAACTCTTTTGCATCTTTATAATGCTTTCTATTTAATTTATCATATAAACTTTTAGCTTTACTCTCATTGTCAGTTCCATTATAGACACCATCTATATAATCTTTATACATTTGTATTTGTTTTTTCTCTCCTCCTACTGCATAGTTTGGCATATACTTTCCTTTTTGTTGAAATTTTAAATACTTAGCATGTTTTTTAACGTTATCTGTATATGTTTTACCACCATCCTTACTTGATCCTCCCCAGTGTTTAGGAAGTGTGTTAAATAAATCATTTCTATCTACACCCTTTCTATTATTAGCTAAGAATGCTAATCTTAATACAGTTGCTATAGCTGCTTTTTCAGGATCTAATAAATCTTTATTAGATGTTATACCAAACTTCTTTAATATATTTATTTGTTTTTTGTCCTTTGGTAAATTCTTATCTTCCTTTATTATATTATCCCATCTAAGTTGAGTTAAACCAACACTGTTATAATCTTCTTTTGCACTTTTTTCATAAACAGGAAGATCAGTCTTCAAACTATCTTTTACAGCAAGAGCTATTAAAGGAGAAAGAGATGTTAATCCATCTAATGTATCTATTTTATAACCATCATATTTTTTAAATACATCAGGTGAAGAAGTAACTTTAGGTAAAAGATCAGTTGAGCCAACTATTGGTAAGTCACCTTTTCTATTTTGATCAGCTACAAATTTTGTAACACCTCTTGTAAAGTTTCCACCAGCACTGTGTGTATCACCAAAATTAGATTCATTACCATAAATACCAAAAGCAATTCTAGCAATATCATTATATACATCACTAGGTATACCTGCCTCTACCATTATTTTCTTTTTGTTATTTACTAAAGAATTTATAAATGGTTTAGTTGAGTTTTCTTGTTCTTCTTTATCTGAGGAGTCTGAAGTAAAAAAATTACCAATGGACTTTAGAGTACCCGTTTCATTATATACTTCCTCTTCAAAAGATTGTTGATCAAACACTGGACGTATAGGTTGGTAGTTTAATGTATTTACTGAATAATTAGATCCTTGTTGAGTTTGCTCTTTACCTTTAGAATCTATATAATTAGAAGTATATTTTTCTCTATTATCCTCTGACATTTTTAATACAGCTTGTCCATCAACCCATTGAAAATTATTACCATCATCTTCTGGTAATACATATACCGCTGTACCTGCAGGCATTCCTAGATCATACAATGCTTGTAAATCAGTACATTGACCATTTATACAACCATTACTTGCTCTATTGTTTTCAACATTTCCATCATCAAATAAACCTTTTCTACCAGAAGTAGGGCCATGAATAGCAGTAGCTACATCTATGTCAGTACCATCTGTAAATAAATTAAATGAAGGAACTCCCTTACCACCATATTTATCTGGTGAGTCAGCATAACTTTCTTTTATATAATACTTACCTGCACCAGTGTTTTTGTTTCCAGCACTCCAGTTAGGAATCCATTTACCATTTCTTTTATCTTCATCTGTTATCTTACCATCTTGGTTAAAATCCCACATCTTTGTTACAGTCAAAGCATCACCTTTATTAGCACCTGTAAGAACTTCAAAGTCTAATATTGACTTTCCACCTCTCCAAACTTCTAATCTCTTTGTTTTTTTATTTACTATAACATAATGACCATTAGGATCATTAACCATTTGAGCTTTCTTTATTATATCCTCATCAGCTGAATCATTAATATTCTTTCTGTCTTCATCTAATAAATCAACGTCCTGCCATGTTTCTTCAATTTCTTCTACTTCCTCATAATTAGATTGAGGTATAACAATATCTTGACCAGCAAAAATTTCATTAATGTTTTTAATTGAACTATTAGCTTCTACAATTTTTCTAAGAGGAACACCAAATCTTGTTGCTATCCTACCTAATGTATCTCCTGACTTAATATCATAATTAAGAAATTTAGTTTTAGACTTAGGTAATTTTAATTCTTGATTGATATCTATTTGACTAGGGTTATCAATATTATTTAACTTTGCAATTTCATCTACAGAAGTACCAAATTGTTCTGCTATTCTTGTCAGGTTATCTCCTGACTTAATTGTATAAGTTGTCAGATTATCATCTTCTTGTTTAGGCTTTTCCTCAGCTTGTCTAAAAGGACCCATATAAGGAGTAACTGGTTCCTGTACATAATTATCTTGTTGCCACATTTCAGGAAGATAAAAACTTTGTTCTTCTTCTGCTTCTTCTTGTCTAATGGGACCTGCATATTGTTTTACCGGAAGACTATCTTGGTCATTTATATCTTTATAATTATATAACTGCTTATAATAGTCATAAGCTTCATCAGTAGTTGTCTTTAAAAAGTTCTCCTGTACATTAGGTCTGCCTTCTGTATTTTTATCATACAGAATCATATCAATGTAATCTTGAGTTTCCTGTGGAAGTCTAGATACCCATTTTACATCATTGTATATATCTTCACCCTCTTCTTTTAATTCATTTAATAAGTCTAATGTATTGCCTCTGCCCCAGTTATATGCAGCTAAAGTTTTAATTAATCTTACATCATCATCTTGATTTTCTTTATTAATAAATGAAGAGTTGTATAATTCATTCATTGACCACTCTTGAACTTTATAATTTTGTTCAGGGTCATAAGGATCTATTTCATCTACCTTATTTGCTTTTTTATAATCTGTTATAAGGCTATCTCCTATTTGACCAAGACCCATATATCCTTTATTGCTTTTGGCTTTTGGATCTAGATTAGATTCAACAAAAGCTTGCTTGTATAAAAGATTTGAGTCTACCTTATTTTTTGTTTTTTCTTTTTTATCAGAATCTTTAGGTATGTAAATCCTATCATAAAATTCATATGGCTTTATACCTGCATTTGCTATGCTGTTAAAATCATATTTATCATACATAGAAAGATACTTCTGATCTCTTTCTTTATCATAACCAACCTGTACCTGAAAGTTTTGAAGTGGATCTGTATCCATAAACTTACTACCGCTTTGTCCAGTTGCCTCAAAATAAGCTTCTTTCATATATGGTAATAAACCATCTACTGTTTGTTTCTCACCAATAGCCATGTCTTGGAAATCCAATAAGAAACCTTCTTTATCAAATATCTCATCAGATATTTTATAGTACTGAACATCACTATCTTTAGCCGTAGTTGGTTTGTATTCTGTTTGCTGTTTTATATACTTATCCTTAGTTGGAATTTTTAATGCACGTGCCCATGCCTCTTCAGAAAAATCAAGATCCCCGTCTTTATCAAGTGAAGGAGATTCAGGATCTGTTAAACCTAATGCATCACCTATTAATCCAAATCCTTCATTAACAATACTTCCAAACCCCGGATAAGAAACAGGTCTTACTTGTTCAAACATTTTTAATCTAGTTTCTATATCAAGATCTGGACTCATTAAATCCTTAGTTTGTTTACCTAGCCATGTAGAAAATTCATCTGCCTTTTCAGCTGCTCCTTCTAAAACAGGAATGACTGCCTCATCTAATGTATTATTACCTCTATTACCTGTTTGTGCTTTTGGAATTGCACCGCCTTTTTGTGCATACCTTGATTTAGAATCTTTAGATGCATCTGATACAGTATTAAGCATATCAAATATTTCATCATCACTATATATATCTTGCAACTGTAATAAAGGATTATAACCACTATCTTCTCCTCTATCTAAATCTTTCACTCTAGATTTTAATTCTTGATATTTTTCTGGAGTTAACTTTTCCGTAAAAGGATCATATATACCTAAATCTTGTGCTGCTGATCTAATTGTATTTAATCTAGTTCTAGCTTCTGTTGGTTCAGACACATAATCAGCCCAACTATCTTTAGAAATACCTATAGATCCTTCTTGTATAGTCCCATCCCTGTTAAACTTTACTATAGGATTACCTTTATCATCATATTTCTCATAGTATGCTTCATCATAATTATTTATTATAGGAACTCCATTATCATCATAACCCTCTATATTAAGTCTTTCATCATTAAATCTTTTAACAGTTTTTTCAGGTATAAGCCTATCTGTACCCAGATTTTTTGTAATCTGCATACCTCTTCTTTGTAAATCATTTAATGGTTGGTCAGTTAAAAAATTATATCCTGCATTTGCTAAACTAACAAAAGGTGATGTCATTGAACCAGTAAAATTTGCTAAAGCTGCTTTATCCTTTAAAGATAAATTTACCATATATTTAGCCCGTGTGTCGGGCCCTACTCTATCACTACTATGACCTATTTCATGTTCAGCAGTATTTACATGAACATGATCTTGATCCAAACCAGCTTGTGCTGGTTCATAAAATTTAATCTTTCCATTATTATTATATGATACTGCAGCTGTTCCCTCATTTCCTTCTTTTACACCATCTTCAAGCTCAAGATTTATATTTTCTAAATTAGATTTTCTACCAAAAGTTATAAAGTCAGCGTCATCATTTGGGCCAACTTCATTTGCTAAGATTTCCTTATACATTGGTGAATCTAACCACTGACTTTGAAATGAATTTTTAACAACATCATCATCAATTTTTACTCCTATGTCCTCACCTGCATTTTGAGCTTTTGGTAATGCACTACCACCACACTTGTGACATGTAGAGACATCAGCTCCACCATCTGCAGCTTTCCATTTCCAACCACAACTATTGCATTCCATGGTTTTATCTAATAAACCACCACCAAGTTTCATTTTAGGTTTCCAAGAACCTTTACCAAACTTTAATGCACGTTCTTTATCTTTTCCAAAGTCTATAATCTCACCTCTTCTTTTAGCTTCTTCATATACAGGCTTCCAGTCTATTTTTGCTTGTTCAGACATGTCAACCCAAGTACCATCTTCATCTTGAAATAATGTAGGAAAAGAAAACCAATTTTTACCATCTAAAGTTTCAGTTGCCATAAGATGTGTGGACACAGAACCATCCTCATTGTCCCTAACACCATTTCTTTTTGGAACTTCATAACCTGTCTGTGCCATAGGTACTTCTAACACACTATCTCCTGGAAACTGATAGTTATTACCAGGCATCATTATCTGACTATTACCTAGATTATCTGTTCCCATAACAGGAAAATCTACATCCTCCATTGTTATTGAACCTGACTCAATGATATTAACCGGATTGGTTTTATCAGAGCTAGTACGTTTATAACCATCTACAGATATATATTGTGTTATATCTTGAAGATATTCATTTGGTCCTCCCGGTAGTCCTATGCTTTTTTTACGTGCCATTATCTTTGTGATAGTAAAAGTTTAGTATTATTTAATCTCAATAACATCTTTCTGTTTCCAGATACATTTCTACGTAAAATAACATTATTAGAATAATGTCTAAACTTCTTACGTTGAGTAGCACTCTTTGCATAATTAATGTTAATGTAATTTAATGGTCTTACATAACCATTACATGATGTATCAAATATAGGCTGCTCTGCATTTGTGAATTCTCCTCTGTCATTAGTTACATCCCAAAATTGATTAAATCTAAATTTGTGTTCTACTTTAGAAACTAGTATTTGTATACCATTAAATTGTAAAGTTGGAAAGTCTAAGTTTGTCCAAGGACTATTAACTGGTTGTGGATTTAATAATAGTAAACCTGATGTTTGATCATTATTATAAATAATAGAAGCATCAAAGTTAAAATCTAAATCTTCCCATTTATCTCCACCACACATATTATATTGTGGGTCTCCTTTATATACATAAGTTTCTAATTGATATTCAAAACTTCTTACTGTATTAACAGATTGACCTGTATTAGATATTAAATCTATTTCCCAAGGATAGTCTTCACCATAATAATTTACAAATGAATCACATCTTACATTGTGTCTCCAAAATCCTCCTACATTATAATTAGGTGTTACAGAATCAAAATAGAAATAATTACATATTAATGGTGTTGGATCTATCCAAGTTGGATCTCCAATAATAAATATACCAGGAGCTGTATCTGGACATGTTCCTGATTGAGTTGTTGTTGATCCTGGAACTGTTGATGTTGGACATTCACAAGTTACCTTTCTACATATTGGAGGAGTTACGTCATCACATGCACCAGATGTTGCAGTATAAGTAGAAGTAACCGGATCTAAAAATACTTTAGTATATCCTGCTGGACAATCACAAGTAAAATCAGTACCACATACAGCTCCTGCAATTGCTGTTGCTACACTTTGAAAAGTTGTTGGGTCAGATGCATTAATACCAAATTGAAATGGATCAACATTTACTGGCCCATTTGACATAGATATATCATTCAATACACCCGGAGTTGGTGGTATTGAAGAAGTTGCACCACAATACATTGCATAAACAAATTGATATGCTGGAGCAGTACCTGCACCAACAGATGTAAAAGTTTGACCAACATTATTACCTGGTGCACTAGTTGTATCTGTAATAAGAATCTGTATAGCTCTATAATTAGGTTGTGATGTTCTATCACCTAATGTTGAATTAGCTGGATTAGTTAGTATGCCATTACCAGTCTGTAATCCTAAAAGTACATTAGTTGAGCCACCAGTCCAGTTTGCATTATACCAAGCAGTAGCTTGCGCTTCTGTTATTGTATGACTCATTGTTACACCTCCCGGCATAGTATAAACACGTGCTGCACCATCCCATACATCAAATCCAATTTGCATTTGACTGTTGGACATAAATGTTTGTATTTGTGGATCATTTAAAAATGCAGTCAACCAAGTTTGTTGAGCCGCTCTTCTACCAAACTGATTAGTACTACCAGATACATCCATTGATATTACTACATCAACTAAACAATTTACAGGACCACCTCCTATTGTAGCTGCAATGTTTTCTATAGTTACTTCAGCAGGTATTGATTCATTAATCCCTATCTCACATAATCCAGTAGTAGAATTAAAATTATATCCCGGAGGACATTGTGGTATTGTAGTAGTTACTGTCTTAGTTGTAAAGAAATGATTTATACTAGGTAAAGCTAACTCAGGATGCCAGTCATGAAAAGATATCCATGCTTTAGACTTTGGATCATAAGACACTGTCCATGAGCAATCATCAAAATATACTGGATCACCAATATCAATACTTACTGGTACTCTTGCCTCTCCTCTTATTTCTACAGGTTTAAACGGTCTATCAACAAATGTTGCTTGACCTATGTAGTCAGGCTTCAATTGATAATCTTTTTTCATAAAGTAGACTATATCATCTACTGAATCATACATTACTTGACATCCTACTCCTGCTACAGGATTATCTGTCCATTGTGTATTTTCTGAACTTGGAAATTGTTTTATAAATCTAGAAGGTAAGTATTTGTTAAACCACCATTTCATTCCATTATTAGATATAGGGTCCATACCTTTACCAGCATATTGAAATATTTTACCTTGTTGTTGAGATATAAAAAATAATCCTAATGGTGTATTAATAACACCTCTTAAACTTTCACATGATCCATACTCATTTGACAAATCTGCATTTGCAACATTTTGGAACGGTTGACTAAATAAACCTCCGTCACCTATAGTAAGCTTTGTGTCTAGTTGAGTCTTTAATGTATCAAGACCTTGAAACATTTGAGGAGATAAATAAGGGAAGAATATTAATGCTCCATTCTTATTTATAGGTTTAATAACACTTACTTCATTTTTAAAATCTTTATAGTTATTATTTAAAAACACTCTCCAGTAATCTCTTTTTGATTCTTCCTGTGCTTGTAATGAATAAATTAATCTTTTTGGATAACTAACAAAACATGTCTCAGAAACATATGGGTCATAATCCCTAGGTTGCACCTGACCAAATGAAGTCATTTGAGTTGGAAACTTTGATCCAGACAATGAATCATCATACTTATAAAAGTTATCTGCTTTAATATTATCAGCATGAAATAGTACACCTAAGTCATTATACTCATAAGCGTCATAGAATCTTTTATCTGGTGAATCTTCCCAATCTCTATATGCTAAATTAACTTCTGACTCTACAAAGAATTCATTAATCCCATTTATATGAGTATACATATATGCCCTTTTCATTTGAAAAGCAGGATTTAAATTTCCACCTCCACCTGAACCTCCAAACAGACTTCCAAAAAGATTTGTGCTTTGACAGTTTCCAGATCCTCTATCTAAATAAAATTGATTTGTTGGTAAAGCATCTTCCCATGACCCTGAAGCTAAACCTAATGTTGCAACTTCACGTGCCATATTACTTATGTCAAACTTAGTTGAGTTTAACCAAAATCTTGGATAAGGTATGTTTACATATAAACTATAATCAAATGCATGACCGTTGGGTTGCCCTTTTAAGAAGTTTGTAAAAATAGGCATTATACATTTTTCAGTATATCTATTAATTGACACATCTCCACTAAAGATTGGTTTAGATGTATATAAAGCTTCAGGTGGTAAGTTATTATCTAATAACTCAACACAACCTCTCATTTGTATTTGCTTTATACCATCTAATTGACCATACTGATTATCAAAGTTAAACTTTAAAGCACCGTATAATGCAGATATACTTGTTTGTCTTTCTGCTTTACTAAAGTCTTTAATTAAAGAATTTTGAAAATCATTAACGCTACCATCAGTTCTTACATAACCACCAAGTGCAAAACGTGAATAATCAACTGTAGTAGGTATAGCTAATTCTTTTTCTGTTGAAACAGCTACAGTAGATGGTCTAAATAAATTATTAATTTTATATTTAATACCATCAAAAGTTTGAAATGATGATCCTATATAATTAGAATCATTATTTTTTGTTCTAAATATATCGTTCTGATTAATTTTTGCAAAATTATTAAAGAATCCAGTAGAGTTATATTTTAAAACAAAGTCATAAAAACTAACCATGTTATAAAATAAATCAATGATTTCATCACCACCTATTGCAATATTCTTTTGTGCCATTGATACACCAATGATTCCTCTTAGAAGACTTGGCATTGCTGCTTCAGGTTTATCATAAACTGTTCCTTCTTCAATACCACCACCTTGAGTACCAGGGACTGCAGTTTTTACGAAGTTAGTTGCACCCTGAATATTTAATTGTGTTGATGAAACAATTCCACCTGCATATATATCTGCAAAATCTACAAGGTCATCTAATAGTGTATCTAATAAAATATCCCATATTGCATTACCTATTGCTAAAGCACCTATTGATGCTGGGGCAGCAGTAAATCCACCTGTTACAGTACCACCATTAGTAAAACCTCCAACAAACCATGGTGCATATACTGGATTCAAACCTTGAACCGGTAATGCTTTCTTGTTTGTAGTACCCTGAACAGCATTAAGAGCATATCCAATTCCTATTACTACTGCAAGAGATGCAGCAGCAGGTCTTAGTAATTTAAATTGTGGGTGATCTTCTGAAGGAGTAAACCTGCCTGCAGACTTGCCATGAATGTTACCATATATTTTAGTTTCATATGCATTTAAAAATGGTTTAGCAAACATTAAATCTGGAGCATGAAAAGAAAACACATCCTTTGTAAATCCCTTTAAAGGTTCATAATGATTTATACTTCCTGTAAAATCTCCTTGATCACAAAAATTCTCTGTGGTTTTATTTCTAGTACCATCTTGAAAAAATACATCATGCTGCAAAGAGTTATAAGGATAGTTAGGATACAACCCTTGTGAATTTCCTAGTATATTTTCAGAATCTGGTATATCATATTTACGCATGTTTTTAAACATACCTTTTGCCAAAATAGATCTTGCTCCTTGTCTAGACCCTCTTAGTATTTCATAACCTACAACATTTTCAATATAAGATCCGTCATTATATTTAGGTCTACCAATATTAGTAAATTCAACACCTACTAAATTTATATTATCACCATCAGTAGTACTAATATGTAATGGAGAGTTTGCACCCCCTATTGACTCATCAGGCATCTTGTGATGTCTTATAGGTTTACCACATAGATTACCCCAAATATCTGGTCTGTTAGATGGATAAAGTTCTGTTGATTCCCAATAGCCCATTTTACCTCTTGCAATAACTAAACTATTATCTTCTTGAGGTTCGTTAAGATTTAAATTTGTTGCAGTTGCAGTATTATATACTTTAAATAAAGGTTCTCCATCAGTATTTAATACATTATCTCCAAATACAATTTCATTCTCCATAGTACCATTATAGTTTTCTGGAGCCCTTCCGGGTATATGATATGAAGAAGATCTTTCACCTGTATTATATATCCATCTAATAAAAAATGCATATTGCTCATCACGCATGAAACCTAACTTGTTTCCACCTAATGTGTAATACTTACTAGACAAAGAATTTATAACCCAATTTGTTTGGATTTGATTTGCAATAGGTTGATAATTAAAATCAAATTGTTCAGTTGGTCCTTGTCTTATTAACCAATCATTTACAACAAACATAGACTCTGACTTTTCATAAGCCGGACTTCTAAGAGGTATTAATTTTAAATCTATAGCAGGTAATGCTGGATCTATAAAATCAATATTAATGTCTGATTGTTCTGTGCTATATAAACCAATTCTCTTTGCTAGAGTTTGGCCTTGGTTTCTCATTAATAGTACTAATTCATAATAATAATAATCTTGATCTAAATTAGAAACTTTTATATTTAAAGAACTATCTGAACCTTGGTGACTAAATAAAGATTGTAAATTAGATATACCAATATAGTCTGTAACTTTTTGTTCATTCTCTACATATGCAATAAATGCTTGATACGTTCCATTACGTAACATACCACCGTCTGTTGCTTTATCTAATTCTATACAAGGTGTATCTACTAGTGGAGCTAATCTTATTTCTTGACAATCTAATTTTTTAGGTTCTATGATTTCATATCTAACACACGGGTCTCCATCAATATCCGGACCTGTAATTTGAACTTTTTTCCAGGGTATATCATCTATATTTAAAGCTCTTGATGGATTGTTTGCATCATCCCAATATACTTCCCAAGTACAATCAAAATTTTCTTTTGCTGCACCTGTAATTAAATGTTTTTTAGTAAAATTTAAACACGGGTCATTAACTAATGTAGTGTACTTACATTCACTATCATCAAACCTTCCTATTTCAGAACTTACATTATCAGTTGAAAAAACTATCCACTCATCACCATATCTATGTATAGCACCTATAACTGTATATGGAATAACACCACATGATAAGTTTGATGGCTCATTGCCAATCATTCCTATATCTCCATCCTCAGAATTATTTGCTGCATTCCTTGCATGCCACCATGCTTGTTGACCTTCAAATGAAGGAGCAACATCTTTATTCATACCTTTAGTAAATGTATTTATATTTACTGATGATGAACCTTTGCCCTGTGGTTGAGGAGGTGTTTCCTTTTTAGCCATAATATATTATCTCTTTGGTCCTGTTACTACTTGAGGGTTAGCAGGCGCATAACTTAAAAACATATTGTAATAATTATGATACTGTGCTCTTCTGTTCATATTCCAAACTTTTCTCATTTCTTGGAAGTTTGGTGTATTAACAAAACCTAATGCGTTATTTCTTGCTCCTCTTAGTCTACTTTCTACTAGCTGTAATTGTTGAGATACATTCTCACCATTCCAAACCATATTTTCTAATATTCTTTGTTTTATTGCATACTCATAATATTCATTGCAATATGGTTGATCTAATACTAATAAATCACCCTCTGCATTTTCCATAGCACCTTGGTAACTTAAATAGACTTTTCCTGTATTAAACGTAGTTATTAAAAAACCATCTTTTACTTCTGCTATATCTACTGCTTGTGCACCTAGACTAGGACAGTAACAAACTTTATCATTAACGTCTTTGATTCTTAATTCAGTCCAAGTATTAAATGTTCTAAATTGACCACCCCCTATTCTCTGAACTAATTGATAACTATCTTTATCATTACATGTTTTAACAACACATACATCTTTACATACCTTTCCATCTTCACATGGTGCTACATCACCAGGAGCAGGAACATATGGTACGTCATTGAATGTTTCAACATGGGTTCCTGATGGCATTGTGCTATTTACAGTGTATGATCCACATCTAAATGCGTAGTTTAAATATTGAAAATCAAAAGGTAATTGACCTTTACCATGTTCTATATCTATAATAACTTCTTTAGTTCTATGTATACGTAACCCTAAATCATAATTTACACGTGTTGCAACTTTAATAAGTTGAGCAGGTTCAATTAATCCTTCAAGTGCATACGTTGAAAAATCAATGGAAACATCTTCCATCAATTGACTAAAAGTTCTATATTTTTGTGATACCCCCATTGTTGTATTTTTTAAGTTCTTGCTATGTTACGTTTGTTATCTGAATCTTCAGATGGTATTTGTAATGTACCTGACATAGTAGCAATAACTTGGCTTTCTATTTCTGCAAACAATGCTTCTGGTATGTAAATTTCTTGCTCATATCTAGGGGTGCAATCATTTTCTGTATCACAATCCCATTTAGTTATATCTGAGTCAAATACACCTTCTACTTTAATTGCATCCCATGCAATGTTTGGACAGTAGATGTAACCATCTAACCACCAAAAATATAATGTTTTGTTATATCTAAAAGAAGTACTTTTTGTTAATGATGTATATGTACCAGGTTGGGTTCCTTGCAGCTCTTGTGAACCATCTATTGAACTAATGGTACGTATTAATGGACCCCAGTAACCTTCAAACATTGAAGGTAATCTATGTTTTGAACGTTTTATTGTACAACCACTTTGTATTCCAGCACAATGAGCTTCAACTTTATCTACTTCAATTAATTCTACATATGGTAATGTTTTCCATACTGAATTAAATTTTAATAATTTATTTGCATAATCTTGCCTTCTCATTAAAAACTGAGCATACTTTTCAATTAAGCTATAGATATATCTATCAGTGACAAAAGCATCTTGAACTCCTGCTTTTACTTGGCCTCTAATTCTTGATACTACGTCTGCTATTGTTGCCATGTTTTTTATTTTTCAAATTCATTATAATACTTTAATGCTTTAATGGTTTCTTCAGGGTTTTCATCATAAAGATGAGCCACCTTGTATTTATTTTTCATTACTACATATTTGGTCCAATTGATGGGGTAAGTTTTTGCAACAGTTCTTTTAAAATCTCTGCATGCTACAAATCTCCACAACTCCCTATTTTTAAATCTATATTTAGTTGAGTAATTTGTATAAAATATTTTACCTAAATTTCCATCTGTTTCCCAGTTTTTATTTTGTAAGACTTTACCATACTGATTTGAAAGAGCATAATTAGTATTCACTGATTTTGATGAAGGACATGTACCAATAAATAGATACCCTAATGAATCAGGCAACTCTACACCATCTCTATTCTCTACTACAGCATTCCAAAGTCTAACATTATATATATTTATTATCTTTTTTAATTTAACGTTATCTATGTCAGAGTATAAAGGTTTCTTGTCTTTAAACTCTTTGATTGTTTCTTCATTTAATAACCCCATTCTTTTCTCTCTATATCTAGGAGCTTTCAAATCAGGTTTTTTGAAATTGTTGATCATACAGTTATATTTATAATTTACAAAAAAAACCCCACTTAAAGAAATTTAATGTGAGGTCTTTACAATGCTTGATAAGTTAATTCACATATATTACCCATTGTAGGGTGTTGTATTTCTAGTTTACCTGAACGTCTATTGCCTACATATTTGTTACTATAATGATAGTAATCTGTTTTACCCAGGCTAGGTAACGTCTTTTCTATAAAACCTGCTGTTTCATTTGATGTCATATATTCAACCTTTCTGTCTGTATGTATATGACCTTTAAATAATGTTCTGTTTGTTGTGTCACCCCAAGCTTTTGGATACTCTGATGCATATATTAAAGGATTATTCTTGCTACGCTTATCCCCATGTTCAAATGCATTAAAGTTATTATGCCATACATGAACCTTTCTTTCTTCATATTTTACATCCCATGTTATCTTATCACAGTCTATTGATCTTGAGAGAGCATGAGCTAAATGATAAGAAGAAAGTCTATCATGATTTCCCGGAACATATACTACTACTAATTTGTCACAAAAAGATTTAATATATGTTACAGCCCAATGCATTGCATCAAATGCTTGTACATAAGCCTCTGTAGCGCTCATACAGTTGTCTAAAAGTGTTCCGCTTGTAGTTGTGCCCTGGAAGGTATCCATGTTGATTAAATCACCTCCTACAACAAAGTACATAGTTTCTATGTGATGTATAGCATTTGCTCTACTAACTAAGTTCTTAACTGTATCTTCAAAATCTTTATCTATGGTATCATTACCTTCTTTGCCAAAATGAATATCTTGTAGAGATATTACTGCACAATGTGGATCATCAGTAAATTTATTTTTATAAGGTATATTTGATATTTTGTATTTTTTGGGAGTCCAGTTTTTTAGTAAGTCTTCAAATAGTTTTTCTTCTGGATTTTTTATTTGTGATACTAATGCTGAAACTCTCCAGTGATCACCCATTTGTTTATTCCAATACTGAGACAATTTCCATTTATCAGTGTCTATCTTTAGTAAGATTATTATTTCTTCTGCACTTTTAGGCTCATGATCAAAAGTTCCAGATAACTTCCCAGTTCCATTTTCTAAATCAATTGCTTCTGCAATTTGTGCATTGTCTGCAGCTTTACTAAAAAATATAGATTTCTTTCTTTTGTTTTTTCTTTCTGCTAATAATTCTTTTTTTACTTTCTTATATTGCTTTTCTGTAATGTTCAGTTTTTCAGCACAATAAGATGGGTGCTTTTTCCATTTTAAACTGTCAAGAACTTTTTGCTTTATATTATCCATAAGTTAAATAATTTGATTTTTTTATTGTAAAGATAAGAAAAAAAAAGAGACTGGAATATATCCAGCCTCTTCCAACGTTTGTAGTAGAAAACCAACAAACCACCACGTGTTGTTTTTTTTATGCTGACAGAGTTGAAATAAGTATTTCAATTGGTTTACATCCTGTGTTACCAGCATCTACAACTTTAACTTTATATGCTGTACTAGCAGTTAAATTTGTTATAGTAAAGTTATTTACTGTAGGTACAATAGGTCCTAGTGGATTAGCTAATGTCCATCCTACAGGTGATATTTGTTCATCAACATATACATTTAAACCTGTGCTGTTACTCCATATTCCATCCCATATAACTGAAATAGTACTACCTGTTACTGCACCTGCATAAACATTATATGGATCATGTTGTACATCATTTGAAGTACATGTCCCAAGGCCGTTAGATAATATCATAGAAAACTTTTGTATAATAGAATCTAATCTTTCACCAGAAGTTATAACTATTCTACTACCAGGATCACCTATTTGAAAAGATGTTCCACAATAGCTTACACATGAAGCACACTGCACATCATCACACCTTTCACTACCTGTACTACAATCAGTATAGGTACATGCATTAGTTATTGCTGTGTCAGCACAACTACATTTTTGACTACATTTTGTACAATTACATGCCATTGTTTATTTTTTTATTTTTATTTATTTTAGGTTAATGGAGTACTGCCTCCACAACCAGATATTATTAAACTAGATATTGTACTTGGATCAGTGCTCGTAGTATACGTAGCTCCTGTTCCAGTTGCAAGCTCTCTCCAAGGATATACTGCTGGACTTATTGTTCCACCATTATCCCAATCCATATTAACACCTGCTCCCATACAGAATACTTTAATTCCATTATTATTACATGTTGTTATCAATGACAGGATTCTAGAGTATGTTGTCATATTCATTATATCTTCATCTCCTCCCGGTAAATTATCTGTAATTAGTATAACATATTTTGCAACATTGTTTCTAAATGCTCCATTAAATGCAGCACCTCCAACTACTTGTTGTAGTGCTAAATCCATTGGTTCAGCTCCACCTGCTCCTGATCCCATGTTAACACAAGTACCATCTACACCTCCAGCTAATTTATTTAGCTGAGTTGTAAATGCAGTTCCGTTATCATTGGCAAACATTTCCCAAGCAGTATATATTAAATTAGTTCCGGCAGAACCAGCAACAACTAATCTTTGTGTTGTTGGAAGAACTGTGTAATCAGCACAAGTACCATAATTTGGATCTCCACTAGTTTCATCTACAGTAGTTAAACCTATTCTATAATTATTTGATCCTGATGAAGAATCTATTGTACTTACTAAATTAGCCGCTCCTGATTGTATTGTTTGAATTTGAGATGTCATACTACTTGTATAATCTACTAAGAATACTACATCCATACCTTGACTACATGGTGCATCTGCTGTGAGTGTTTCAATTGCTATATTTGGACAAACATTTGACCCTCCACTTATAGATACCGTTAATCTAATATTATATACTGTTTGTGGTATTAAACCTGAAAATGATCCTGTTACGCTAGATCCTGGGTTGTTTATAGTATCTGTAGCTACAACTGTACCAGAAGAATTAATTACTTCTATAAGGTATGTTGCTGTAGTTCCTAATAAATTATTAAATTGGAAATTAAAAGAATTCTGTGTTATACTACTTATAGTCATAGATGGACAAGGAATAATTCCTGTTATTAAACTAGATTGCGTTTCAACACATGTATCATTTCCATCTGTAACACTAAACTCAACTGTTGCAGTTAGATCTGTAGCAGTATCTAATGATGCTACATTTACACTTATACCTGTAGAATTATTCTGTAATGATGATACACTAACAATTTGCTGAGTTGAAACACCTTTAGAATCAACTATTGTGATTTTACTAAAACCTGCACTATCATTAAATGTACTAGGTATAGATGAGTTTATAAAGTTAAATACTACGTCTGTTATTAAACCTGTACCACCACTGATAGTATTTGCAGTAGTATATGAGAATATAATTCCATCACATCCTCCAGGACAACAATTTGTTTGAATGCTTGTAATAGCTGAATACATATCATCAATCACAACCCATGCGTTTTGCATAGACTGAGCTAATGTAGAAGCTGAATTATTCCATCCAACTATACCACTATATGATGCATCACTATTTGATAACTGAGTATATGAACCTGTTATTGCAGATTGTGAAATTGCAGAATTTATAGCAGATGGAAATCCAACTGCATTTCTTAATTCACAAAACGCACTTTCTAATGCTAGTACAACTACTGAAACATTAGTTAAAACCCCTACATTACTTATACATGTAGGTACAATTTGAGCTTCTACAACAGCACCACTACAAGGTAATACACAAGCTTCTAGTACATCTATTCTTGTATTTAAACTTGTTAATGTTGAATTGATTGTATTAATACTTGCTAAATTAGTACATACTTGATTTGCTATAAGTGTAGCAAATTGATCTAATGGAAGTTGAGTTACTGGATTACCGCTTGCATCATTATACTGCATACATGCAGGTAATGTCATTATAGGAAGAGAAGCAGTAGATTTATCATTTCCACTACCACTATCTGCATTTAAACATATTTGATTAACCATTGCCTGTAAAACAGGAACAAGTTGAGTAGGCGTAGCACCTCTAACATTTAAACAAGTAATATCTAACCCAGTAAGATTAGGGTTCATATCTACACCACTTTCTAAAAGGTCACAAACCTTAGTTGCAAGTTTAAATACAACTTCACTAATAGAGTCACCATTACATAGGTCTATACAAGAAATATCTGGCCCTTGCCATATTACACAATTAGAAGATATATTATCACATCCATTTGTGGTGCCGCTTGAGTTCGTTGGGATCATAAATGTTTTATTTTACTATAATGTACTGCGTTGTTGTAAACTATACATTTATAATATACAAAATTTTTTAAAACCAAACAAGTTAATGCTAGTTTTAAAAAATTTTGTAAACAGTTATGAGAATAAAATTTAAGCTTTTTCTAAAGGGGTGTCTTCTTTCTCAATATCAGATATAGTACCATCTTCAAGGCTAATATTAACTGAACCATATTTTGTCTCTAATGATTCACTTACAGTTTTCCATTCAGCTTGCAGTTCTGAATGTTTAGATACTAATTGATTCTTAACTAGTTCAGCATTACCTATATTCATAAGTAATGTATTAATTTGATTTTGAAGATCTTTAACTTCTTCTAATTCCTTTTTAGAAATCTTTTTTGCTTTTGCCATTATAATTGGTTTTTAAAATTTGTATACTCTTCAAAGATAATGATATTTTAGAAACTACCAAGGAAGATCAACAACTAAATTTGTTTCAGGTAGTAAATCTTTCTTAATTACATCCTGCATTCCTGTTATATAGTCATTACGTAAATACTTTACTAAGAATGTTTTTACATCATTTTTAGATAATGATTTATAATCTTGCGTTGTTACAACTCCTTCATCAGTATCTTTTACAATATATGATCCATGTACAGTTACACTTTTCTTTTCATATGTTGATTTTAATGACTTAGGTATAACTAATGAACCTGTATAAGTAAATATTATTTCTTTTATCAAAGAGTTACCATCTGTCACTAAAGACTCTATATCAAAATAAAACCTTTGAGATAGCTGCTCCTGTACTACAGGTGCCTCTACCTTTTTAATTACCTTTTTAGCTACCTTTTTAGCTACTACCTTCTTTTTAGTTGTTTTTTTCTTTTTCATAATAATGGTTTTATAAATTATTAAAATTCACAGTTACTTAATAATATACAAGTACTGGTTCCATCTTCAAAAGTTATACGTAAGAATGCAGTTTTACCTTCTGTAAAAAATTCTTGTGATTTTATTGTTGTTGACTTTCCATTCAAATAAATATCACCACCACCATCTTGACCGGGAGGACCCTGTGGTCCAGTGGCACCAGTAGCACCAGTAGATCCCGTATTACCTTTAGAACCTGCAGGACCTTGTATTCCCTGCGGGCCTTGACTCCCTGTTGGACCAGTTAAACCTTGAGGTCCTCTTGATCCGGTTGGTCCTTGACTACCTGTAGGTCCTTTATCACCTTGTGGTCCCTGTGGTCCTTGGCTTCCTGTAGCTCCAGTTAATCCAGTTGCACCCCTTGGTCCAGTGGCTCCTGTTGCACCCGGTGCTCCGTCATTTCCATCAGATCCATTAGTTCCGGCAGGTCCTTGAGAACCCGTATTTCCTTTAGCTCCAGCCGGACCCTGAGATCCTGTAGCACCTTGAATACCCTGAATACCTTGTGAACCGGTGTCTCCTTTAGGTCCTGTTAAACCTGTGGGATTACCAACCCAATCACCTTTAATATTAATTACTTGATTACCATCTATAGCCACAGAACCAGCGTCAACAACTCCTTTAACTTTTAATTTACCGGAAGTTGTTAATGACATAGCACCATCATTATTTCCCTGACCTTCATATTTCCAAACCCATCCACGGTCTGCATCATTATTCATTTGGAATACTGTAGCATAGTCATTTAAATAACCATAAGATTGACCGGACACCATTCCTATACCATAAGTAGCTGAAGTACCCCAGAATCTATATTTACTTGCATTATCACCTGAATTAGTATAATGGTATGTTCCGCCATTAGGTCCTGCTGGACCTTGTGATCCAGTATCACCCTTTGCACCCTGTGATCCTGTGTCCCCTTTTGCTCCGGCTGCACCAGCAGATCCTGTTGCTCCTCTAGCTCCAGTATCTCCCTTAGCACCTGCTGCACCAGGATTTCCTTGTATACCTTGAAGACCTCTATCTCCAGTATCTCCTTTGGCTCCCGCTGCTCCAGCTGCTCCAGTTAATCCTTGTATCCCTTGTATACCTTGACTTCCTGTATCACCTTTGGCACCGGCAGCTCCTGCAGCTCCGGTAAGACCTCTAATACCTTGATCACCTTGATCTCCCTTGGCACCAGCGGAACCTGTAACTCCTTGTATACCTTGTATACCCTGATCACCTTTAGGACCCTGCGGTCCTGTATTAGTTGGCATTGTTACAGAATTACTATCACTAATAGTAAGTGTTTGTCCTACTACGGATAATGTTTGCTTATCGGCACATATAGATACAGTCTGTGCTTCTGGATCAATTTCTACATTTGTTCCTTTACAACCTAAAATAGTTAAAGTATCATTGTTACCTTTAGCTACAATAGTAGCAATCCCATTAGTTACATTTTTAAATATATCTTGAGAAGAACCTCTATCTGTATTTGTAATAGTAATAGTACCTCCACTAGTTGTAGAAGTCATTTCTGATTGTATACCACTACCTTGTGCTATTGTTAATGTTTCACCATTTGTAACAGCTGTACTTTCTGTTCCATTTCCTTCTTTAATAGTCCATGAAGACATTGTTCCTTGTGGTACACTAAAAGATGTTGTTAAAGTACCACCATCTCTTTGTGTTAATGTTAAAGTCTTTGTTGAAGATCCACTATCAGAGAATCCTGTAATAGTATTATCATATGCAGAATTAGATTCTGCTGAACTACCACCACTCCAAGTTACCGCACCACTAACAGTTAAAGCATTTGTACTGCCATTAAATGTTAATCCTGCATCACTTGTAATGTTAGATGAGCCATTCCAATATGCTACTCTACCTGATGAACCACTACCTGTTACATTACCTACTTGAGTATTATCTATCTTCTGCCAAGCATCTGTAGCTTGATCAGAAAATACTGCCCAGTCACCTACTGCCCAGTCAGTAATACCATCTAAATTTGTATTACCTGCTGTAGATACAATATAATATTCACCTACATTTCCTATTCCAGTTTGCAGTGCTGGTAAATTAGCAGATGCATTCCATGTTCCCATATATTTTAATACTCCTGTTACAGCTTTATCAATGGCTGCTGATATCTGAGCACCTGTTGCTAAATTAGTAGAAGTAGAAGTTACAATACCGGTATTTGGTGTCAACGTTACTGATGTTGTACCACTCTTAGTTAGTGTATTAGCATTACCAGTTGCAACACTTGTTACACCTGAACTTGAGCTGGTACCTGCACCAATTAATGTTCTAACTTCTGCAGCACTAATTCCTGAATTAAGAGATGGAGTAGTTCCATTTGAAAGTATTGCTGGCACACCAGTATCACTAACCTTAAGATTATTTTTACTAATATCTGATGCTTGACCACTTGTAATAGTTGTTGTATTACCAGCCATTGCAGTTGTAGAGGTAGTTCCAATTACTAAATTAGATGATCCATTACCTGTACCTGCCCCAATAAGATTTCTCATTTCTGAAGCTGATATTCCTGAGTTTAGTGAAGGAGTAGTACCATTAGATAAAACTGCTGGTGTTCCACTATCTGTTATTTTCTTATTGTTATTTGCAATATCTGTAGCTTGTTGAGCAGTGATAGTTGTAGTGTTACCTGCCATTGCAGTTGTTGATGTTGTACCAATAACTAAGTTAGAACTACCATTTCCTGTTCCTGCTCCTATAAGGGATCTTACCTCTGAGGCACTTATTCCTGTATTTAAAGTTGGACTTGTACCATCAGATAAAATTGCAGGTCTACCAGTATCCGGCAATGTATTAGTAATAGTTATAGTTCCACCACTACTTGTTGATGTCATCTCAGATGTAATACCTGTACCTTGAGCAATAGTAAAAGTCTCTCCGTTAGTAACAGCAGTTGACTCAGTACCATTACCTTCTTTTATTGTCCAAGAGCTCATGGATCCTGAACCTGTTCCAGCTCCAATTAATGACCTTACTTCTGCTCCAGTTACTCCGGAAGCTAAAGTTGGTGTACCTCCACCACTAAATATACCTGGCTCAGCATAAATAGTTGAACTATTAAACGCATTAGATCCAAATGTATATGTTTGATTTGTAGTACCACTAACACTAAACGTAAGTGTGTTACCTGATTTAGTTATACCATTAAGATAAAAGTTTGATGCAGAGGTTAAATATCTACCATCTAAATCTACTGTAAGATCTCCTAGACCTGAACGTGTCAATGTTAAAACTCCATTTGTTGTATTAAAGCTAATACCTGATACATAATTATTTGTACCTGTTTTATCATCAACCCATTCTACAGTTGTACCTGTTGTACTAAGAATCTGACCTTTAGTACCAGCAGACCCTGAATGATCAAACAACCTACCACCTGTCCCTAAAGAAACAGTAGTATCTACAGTGTTACCTTCTAAAGATAATAATCTTTGTGAGCCAGTTATTGTTGCCATATTATTTCTTTTTTCCTCTTAATTTAAACTTAGTCATTTTTTGTTTAATTGCAGGATCCATTTCTGCTGCATACTTAGTTCCAAACAGTATAAAATCTTCTGTATCACTCATCTTATATGCATTTTTAGATATATCACCTGATGCAGATATTTTTACTAAAAGCTTATCCCCTTGTTTTGAAAATGTATGCTCTCCCGTATCTGTTCCTGAATATATTTCCCACGTTACTCCATCATCATTAGATACATAGTAACTAAGTGTACATCCATTAGGAACAAAATAATCTACTCTATTCCAAAAAATAAAATCAATAGACGCAGAATTATCTAATGTATAAGGACCATATACCACTTCCCAATCAGGAAAAAAATGATTAGCATATTTTGCATCCCAAATTCTAAAACCATGCCCATCGTATCCATAACCCATCTGAATCCACCATTCTTCACCATTTGTTGAATACATTCTAGTAATGTTACAGCCATAATCAGCTCTATAAGATCTACCCCTTCCTTCTGATGTAGTATCTTCAACAACTGTATCATGTCTACGTAATGCAACATACCTGTTATTATCTGGATCTAAGAATCCTGGTATCATAGCTCCACCTCTATCTGCTGCAGTAGGGATAAAATTAGGATGACCAATCATCTTATCAGTTGGTTGACCACCTTGAACATCTTGATACTTTGTGCCTGCCCTCATTAAAATAGCATAATTATTACCAGGATTAGTACCACCTTCATATGTAATCTGTAAAACTGTTACTTTTGTCCCAGTAAAACACGGTGTTACATCAACTAGACTATGCCTACCAGCTGCCCCAACCCAAAATATATTTGGTTCATTTATTGGATCAGGTATAAACCATCCTTGTTCATATCCATCATCTCCTTGTCCTGCATCACCCATATCAACATAAACTGATTTAGGATTAGCTGTTGATGCATCTAGTATCAAAGAAAAATTTGCATTATGATAATAAGCATATAATATTCTGTCATTTATTGAATCATACATAATCCAACCTCTATATCCATTTCTATCTACAGGTGCTGAACCTTCAAGCATTATGTTTCCTGCTGTTGCATCCATATACAATCTTTCTTCAACACCAGTCTTCATATTTCTACGCATGCATCTTTTATAATGTCTTGCATCATAGTCAGATGCATATGCCCATTCTCCTGCTGCACATAAGCCTCCTACATAATATAACCCTGTGCTTTCTACATAACCTCCACCAGTATCTTGTGATCCTATATATATTTGAGGATTACTGTGTGTTGGTCTTGGGTCTTTAACAAAGGTTGATCCTCCATTCATAAGACCGCTGTAGTCAAATGTAGTATAGCCATTAACATTATAAGTCATAACTACACCTTTCTTATTTTTTTTATCAATACAAATAGATTGAATGTGGTTGTATGTACTACCTGAGTCTCTCCATAGAAAATTAGAATCAAAAAACAACCTAGTCATTGAGCCATCATCATTAAGTCTGCGTACTGCAAACCCGTCACCCCAACCTACTGTAAAAAGCAAGTCACCATCTATTTCATAAGCAGTTGTATAACCGATAAGTCTATCTCCACCATCATATTCACCACCACCTGAAGACACAGTAACATTACTCATACCTCTTTTAGTTACAGGTACAATAGCAACTTGCCCACTATAATTATTAGAGGCACACCCTACAATGGACTTTATATTACTTTTACTTACGTTAGTTGCTTTAAACATTCTTGTATTTCAAATTGTAACATTTTAATCATACTATCATTAGAACCTGCAGGAGCTACGTTTACCATATTTAACTCTTCAGCTAATGCTTCTTCAAATTCAGCTAGACAGTCTAACCAGTACTGTCTATCATCTGTTGTTTCAGTTCCTCTTTCTGACATCTTATGTTGTTATTACTTCCACCCAAAACTGATGAAAATTTCTACTTGCTCCTACATTATGCATGTAAGATGAATTCATTCCACTATAAACTAATAATGCATTACTTCTTGATAATGCAGCTTTTGTAGGTTGTGAGTCCATATATATTTCTATATGGTCTATAAACCTTGATAAAGGTAAATCATATTGAACATAATATGCAGATGGTAACTGTATTACTGACATATTGATCACAGACAGTACACCTGAACTATATGCTTGACTTACTAAAGTAGGACTTGAATATATACCTTCTTTAACAGCATACACTCTATATGACATTGTACCACTAGTATTAAATGTAGTGTCTACAATAGTCATTGTACTAGCAAAATCATCTTGTGGTACTTGACCTATAATACCAAAATCTGCACCATCATCTGATGACCAAACTTGATAGTAATCTATACTACTTGTTGATGATTTACCAAATATAACTTCTATTGTTTGACCAACTACTGAAGCTGATACATTGGAAGGAGCACCTGGCATTGGAGGTCTATAATTGCTTATAGCATTATCTACATATGTTTTACTTGTTGCATCTGTACCAGATGAAACTGTGTCTACACCTTGTATTCTTCCTGTACCACCAAGAGTAATATCACCACCTGATACTATTATATCATTGGCAAAAGTAGAATTACCACTTGTGTCATTTATTGTTGTTGTTTTTCTATTTGCCCATCCAGTATTCCAGTTATCAGGAGAAGAGTTTATCTGCAATCCTGATTCAGCATTTATATAAAGAAATTCATTTGTTTGTCCTGTTGCTACAGAATATGCTTCACCTGCATTTAATACAAGTTGTTGTCCACCACCTCTAAGATAACCGTTAAATTGTGTGTTACTTGTAAATGTTTTGACACCACCTATTGATTGTGTGCCTGAAGTTCTTACTACGGTGCTATCTACTTCAATTGTACCTGTTGAGGTTATTGTACCACCTGTAATACCGTTTGTAGTAGCTATAGAAGTAACACCTGAGCTTGTAACATATCTTCCGTCAAGATCAACTGTTACTGCACTAAGACCAGATCTATTAAGT